AAGATAGAAATTTTAAATATAAAATCTATAAACTTTATCGAACAATCATTATCAAAAATAACCAACTTTAAAACATTGTTCTGGATAGACTCTCATATACAACCGCCATATACAGAAAATGCCTCGAACGATTTATATAAAGAAATTTTACTTATATATAGTTTAATGGAAAAAAATCAATATATTTTACTCATTGACGACTATAGGCTTTGGTCAAATTTTTGTAATAAAAATTCTTTAATAGATTTATTAGAAAAAAAATCTATCGAATTAATAGAAAGTTCAGATATGGTAATTTCAGTTCCATCAAACTATATATACTAGTATGAAAATAGCATTTTGTAAATTTGCCGGAATGGGTAATGGAGGAATAGAGAAGTATTTACAAACAATAGCCTTAATATATCACAAAGAACACAATGTAGATTATTACTACACAAATGCAGCCCCATTTCCTTGTCAATCTTGGCAGCACCCCGACAATGATGAACAACGAATTAAATTATTTGAAGACAACGGTATCAATCTTATAAAGATACAGGTTGGATATAGAATTAAAAATGATTGGTATAATACAAATTTTACCGACCTGTTTGATGAAAATAAATACGATTATTTAATTACTGCGGGGAATGGAGAGACAGAATATCCATATAAAACACTTAAAAAAATACCTATCATACATACTGTTCATGGCGATCATGTTTTTGATCAATCTAATGTTAAGTATTATGTTTTATTATGTGATTGGCAAGCAAAAAGATGGATTCAAAATGGTGGCGATGCGTCACGACTTATAATTGTTCCTCCCGTCGTTTATGTTCCAAAATTATGGAATAAAAATTTTAGAGAAACAATAGGAATTCCAAATGATGCTTTTGTATATGGATTACATCAAAGAGGAGATAATTCTATAAGTTCAACAATCAGTCTAGAAGCATTTAGCCAGATACAATCTCCTAAAACTTATTATGTGATAATGGGTGGTGGAGAAGCACACAGAAATTATGTCAGAGACAATAATATTAAAAATGTGATCTTTATTGATCAGTCATCTTGTATTTATACCATACATTCATTTCTGGATTCAATAGATGTTTATGCTCATTGTAGATTAGATGGAGAGGTTTGTTCCGCTTCTATAATAGAGGCAATGTCTCATAATACTCCAATAATATCTTATCCAGGAATAAATATGGGACACGAAGAACAATTACATGGATGTGGAAAGATGGCTTTTTCTGTGGAAGAGTATAAAAATGAAATGATTGCCTTACAGGACTCCAATTACTATAATAGTATGTCTCAAAAAATAAACGAAAAGTATAATAGTGTTTACAATTACCAAATAGTCGAAGCAAAAATAAAAAATTTAATCAATGGCAACAATTAACCAATATTTAGACGACATAAAGTTTATTTGTGATTCTCTCGATAAAACACAAATACAGAAATTTATAGATACTATAAAAAATATCTCACCAAAAGGCAGACTATTTATTGTTGGTGTTGGCGGTAGTGCCGCTAACGCCTCTCATGCTGTCAATGATTTTCGAAAAATTTTGAGTATAGAAACATATACTCCAACAGACAATGTTTCTGAATTAACAGCAAGAATTAATGATGAGTCCTGGGAAGATGCCTATAAAAACTGGCTTAAGATTAGTAAACTCTGTAAAGAAGATATTTTAATTATTCTTTCTGTTGGTGGTGGCTCTATAAAAACTTCCTATAATTTAGTCAAGTCTATACAATACGCCTGGGAACAAGGATGCAAAATTTTATCAATAGTCAGTAGAGACGGCGGATACTCTCTTCCAAACTCTCATGCCTGCATAAAAATACCATGTATTGATGATGATACGATAACCCCTCACGCAGAAGAATGGCAGGGAATCATTCTTCATATGGTAGTACATATTTTAAGTCAAACAAAATGAAAATATCTATATATTATGATGGTTCAAATGAACTAGAAATATTAAGTTATAACAACACTAATATAATTTCTGGTTTTACTACAAATCCATCTCTTATGAGACAAGCAGGGGTCGTAGAATATTCGGAATTCATACAATCTGTTACAAAATATGTCAAAGATAAGCCAATATCTTTTGAGGTTTGCGCAGACGATATAGATGAAATGTATAGGCAGGCAAAAATTATTGCGTCGTATGGTAAAAATATATATGTAAAAATTCCTGTTGTAAATACAAAAAATCAATCTACCAAAAATTTGATTAAAAAATTATTAGATGACAATATTATGATAAATATAACTGCTGTTATGACACAAAATCAAATAGAATCTTTATTACCTTATATACAAAATACAACTAATGTTATTGTTTCCATTTTTGCTGGCAGAATGTGCGATACTGGCTATCATCCGAAAAGCATAACTAAGTTTGCTAAAGAAAATTTACCACAAAATGCTAAAATTTTATGGGCAAGCACAAGAGAAGTATACAATATCTATGAAGCAAGTGAGCTTGGTTATGATATAATAACGGTCACAGAACCTATACTTAAAAAATTTATGACTTTACAAAATAAAAATCTTGACGAATTTTCATTGGAAACTGTAAAAATGTTCTATAACGACGCTATTGCGTCTAACTATACTTTATGATAATATCTCGCACACCACTTAGAGTTACGTTGGCTGGCGGAGGAACAGACCTTCCAGAATTTTATTCACGATTTGGTGGTTCGGTAGTTTCTATGGCCATAGATAAATATATCTATATTCATTTTAAAAGAAATATACTAGATAATTTTGTCAGATTAAGGTATTTACAAAATGAAGAAGTTACTAATTCAAATAAATTATCTAATGAAAGAGCAAGATGTGTATTACAAAAATTTAAAATCTATAATAAATGCGAAATCATAAGTGTCGGAGATCTTCCTTCTAATACGGGACTAGGATCTTCTGGTAGTTATTTAGTTGGCTTAATTAATGCTATACAAAAATATTCTAATCTAAATATGTCTAAACAAGAGATTGCCGAATTAGCTTGTGATTTAGAAATAAATACTTTGGGAGAACCAGTCGGCAAACAAGACCAGTATATTGCATCTTATGGACATGTTTATAAATTTGATATAGATACTAGTGGAAATGTGTTCCCATCTAAAGTAAATATTTCAAATATTGATGAATTAATAGAAAATACAAGAATATACTATACCGGTATACAAAGAAGCGCTTCAGAAATTTTACACGATCAAAAAAAAGACCATCAAAAATTTAATTCTAATTTACAAAAAATACATGATATTGGTCTTGAAATGCTTGACACATTAATAAACAATAATTTTGATGACTATGGGTTTTTATTAAATGATTATTGGAGATACAAAAAATCTTTGTCGGCTAGTGTTTCCAATAATGTTGTAGATAGTATATATGATGATCTTATCGAAAGAAAACTAATCTTAGGAGGAAAGATAATTGGGGCTGGCGGAGGAGGATTTCTGCTCGTATATGCTCCAAAAAATAGACATAAGTTTTTAGATAAACAAATGGAAAGCATAGGATATCCAAGACTGGATTATGGAATAGATATTTATGGGACAAGTATCGTATATGAACAATAAGGTTTATTGTTTTGATTTAGATGGCACATTATGCTCTCTATCATCTAAAGATTATTCTACAGCAATACCAATTTTGGAAGCTATAAAAGAAGTTAATAGATTATACGATCTTGGTAACACTATAAAAATTTTTACGGCAAGAGGAACAACGTCGAAAATAGATTATACGATGTTGACTCAAGAACAACTTAAAACCTGGAAACTAAAATATCATGAATTAATAATGAACACAAAACCATCATTTGATATTTTCATAGACGATAGAGCTATTAATGCTTATGATTGGAGAAAAAATATCACATCGGTCAAAGGTTTTATTTCTGGTAATTTCGATATTATACATCCTGGATACATATTACTATTTATGGAAGCAAAACAACATTGTAATCATCTTATTATTGGACTTCATGAAGACCCATCTATAGAAAGACCACATAAGGATAAACCAGTACAATCGTTGGAAGAAAGAAAATTAATTTTATCTTCCATCAAATACATAGACGATGTAGTAGTATATAAAACAGAAGAAGATCTTAAAGATATATTAATTGATCATAAAATTAATCTTATGGTATTAAGCGACGAGTATAAAAATACTAAATATACAGGACACGATTTAGCTATACCAGTACATTTTCATAAAAGAGATCATGAATATAGCTCATCCAAACTTAAAAAACAAATAGCGGAGTCTATAAAATGCAAATAAAAACAGCGATTGTTACTGGTGGTTGTGGTTTTATTGGAAGCCATCTTGTTGATAGGCTTGTTTCTATGAATATTGAAACAACTGTAATAGATAATCTATCCGCAACATCAAATGAGAGATTTTACTATAACGATTTTGCAAAATATCATAATATAGATATTTGTGATCATGACAGTTTAGAGCCAATATTCGAAAGAAATATCGATATTGTTTTTCATCTAGCCGCCGAATCAAGAATAGGCCCGACAATAATAAATCCAAGCAAAGCCGTAAAAACAAACATTCTTGGAACCCAAAACATTCTAGAGTTGTCAAAAAAATATAATATCAAAAAAATAATTTATTCGTCAACATCAGCATATTATGGATTAAAAAATACTCCACCTCTATCAGAAGATATGGAACGAGACTGTTTAAATCCATATACTCTCACCAAGATAGCCGGTGAAGATTTGTGTGTATTATACAATAATTTTTATGAGTTGCCAACAATATCTCTAAGATATTTTAATGTTTACGGAGACAGATCGCCCACTAGCGGACCATATGCTCCGGTTCTAGGGTTGTTTATTGATGCGTTTAATAATAAAAAACCAATGACTATAGTTGGAGATGGATCTCAAAGTAGAGATTTTATACACGTAAATGATGTTGTTGAGGCAAATATCTTCGCAGCAATAACAGAAAATAAAAAAACTTTTGGACAAACATTCAATGTTGGTTCTGGAAAAAATTATTCGATCATTAGTATTGCCAAAATGATAGGCGGTGACTATAATTTTATTGACCCAAGAGCCGGTGAAGCAAAAGACACACTATCAAACAACGAAAAAATATACAACCTTTTAGGATGGAAGCCTTCTAAAGATATAATAGACTATATTAAGGAAAAAATTAATGTCAATTGAATTAGAAAAAAAAATAGACGAAATCTTATTCGAAGTTAAAAATACTGCCAAAAGAGTAGGTGTTATAGATTATCACAAAACATACCTCACACACTGTTGCAAAGAGATTAGTGTTGATGGATTATGGCTAGAATTTGGTGTTTATAGGGGTCGGAGTATAACTGCCATTTCTGAATTTACCAAAAATATTGTTTATGGATTTGATAGTTTTGAGGGATTACCAGAGTTTTGGGATCAACAAAATCCTAAAGGAGTTTTTAATCTTGGTGGTATTATTCCAGAAGGAGCTATTTGCGGAAATAATGATGACAATCCTGGAATGTATAATTCTAGTCCTACAAAAACAACACAGCCTTGGAGACCAAATATAAAATTAATCAAGGGTTATTTCGAGAATACTCTTCCAGAATTTCTTAATGATCATACAGAAAAAGTCGCTTTTGTTCATATAGATAGCGATATATATAGTTCAGCTAGAACCGTACTAACTCTTCTTAAAGATAGATTTCAAAATAATACTATATTGGCTTTTGATGAACTAACAGATTATCCTGATTTTAGAAACCATGAAATAAAAGCTTTTGCAGAATTTTTGCTTGAGACCGGTTATAAATATGAGGCAATATTTCACCAGTGCCTAGGTCAATACACACAATCCTGCTTTAAGATATTGTTGTCATAAAATTAATAATGAAAAATTATAAATGTTCAATATTTTGTAGCTTCTATAAAGGTGAAAAATTTATAGAAGGATATCTTGAGGATGTTCTGAAACAAACAGTCTTCAATGACGTAGAATTTGTCTTTTTGGATTGTGATTCGCCAGAAAACGAAAAAGAATACATACTTCCATTAATAAAAAAATATGATAATATCCTTTATCACAAACTAGAAAAAGACCCAGGGTTATATCAAGCTTGGAATATAGCAATAAAACTATGTTCATCTCCAATCATAGGAAACTGGAACATTGATGATAGAAAGTCAATTAATAGTATAGATATATTACTAAAAAAATTCGATAAAAAACCAAGTCTAGATGTCTGCTATGGAATTACTTACGTTTCACGAATAGCAAATGAAAAATATGAAGATAATGAATATAATCTTATTTACCCCTGTACTCAACATTCTCTTATTAATCTATTAAATAATAATTCGCCACACTGTATGCCATTGTGGAAAAAAAGTCTTCATGATCGGTTTGGATATTTTGATGAATCATATATTTCTGCGGCAGATGGAGAATTTTGGTTAAGGTGTGCATTTGGTGGAGCAAAATTAGAAATGATTAATCACCCAATAGGTTTGTACTACGAAAACCCAACGGGTAGATCTACGAATCCAGAACATTTAGCCAAATGTCTTGAAGAGGTTAGACGCAGTAGAGAACCATATATTAAATTATTATATAATAATAATGTTCAATAGACTAAATAATCAAAGAGTGTATTTAGCCGGTGCTATGGATAGAGTTGTAGATAGAGGCAACGGTTGGAGAAATAATATAACTCCATTCCTAGAAGATTTAGGAATAGTAGTTTTTAATCCAATAAAAAAACCGACAATAGTTGGCCAAGAGGATGAGCAAACTCATAAGTATAAGTTAAAACTTAAACAAGAAATGAATTACGATGAACTTTCTAGTGTTATGAAAGTAATTCGTTCTGTTGATCTTAGATTAGTAGATATCAGTGATTTTTTAATTGTTAATCTGGATTTGGATATTCATCCTTGTGGTACATATGAAGAAATTTTTTGGGCAAACCGTCAGAAAAAACCTATTATAGTACATATGGTTCAAGGTAAACAAAAAGCTCCGGATTGGTTGTTCGGAACTATACCACATCAAATGATATTCTCATCATGGGATGATGTTAAAATTTATTTATTACAAATACATAACGACAAAGAAATTAAAACCTACAACAGATGGTACTTTTTCAATGCAAAAAATAATTAACGAAACTAAATTAGATTTTGATGATGTTCTGATTCGTCCTAAACGATCAACATTAAATAGCAGATCCGAAGTAAATTTGATTAGAACTTTTAAATTTGCTCACAGCCCTAGAGAACTAAATTGTGTACCACTAATGGTAGCAAATATGGACACTGTTGGAACGATACCTATGGGTAGATCGTTATCTATACATCAGTCTATTACTTGTTTACATAAACACTATGACGAGGATGTACTAGTCAATCTGTTTGTTAAACCCACCGACTATTTTTGGTATTCGACTGGCACATCTAAAAAAGATATCGAGAAACTAGAGCGTGTTTTTAATACTATAAAACATAGTCAAGGATATATTCCAAACGTTTGTCTAGATGTAGCCAACGGATACACTGAACAATTTGTAAAAACAGCATCTCATATTCGTAAACTATATCCAGAAATTATTCTAATGGCTGGAAATGTCGTAACTCCAGAAATGACAGAAGAATTAATTATTCATGGCAAAGTTGATATAGTCAAGGTTGGTGTAGGATCAGGCAGTGTTTGTACTACTCGTTTAAAAACTGGCGTGGGATACCCTCAATTGAGTGCGGTAATGGAATGTGCGGACGCTGCTCATGGTCTTGGTGGACACATTTGTTCTGACGGAGGCTGTAAAGTAGTCGGAGACATTTGTAAGGCTTTTGGTGGTAATGCTGATTTTGTAATGTTGGGTAGTATGTTTGCTGGTGCTGATGAGTGCGAAGGAGAATGGAAATATGAATGGAAAATGAGAAGTGGTGGATGGCAACCTTTCGATCCACAATCTCCTGATGTTGAAAAACGCAAAGTATCATTACAATACTATGGCATGAGTAGCAAAAATGCTATGGATAAACACCATGATGGAGTGGCAAACTACAGAACAGCAGAAGGCAAATGTGTTACTGTTTCATATAAGGGTCATGCAATAGATATTTTGCAAGATGTCTATGGAGGTCTACGCAGTGCCTGCACATATGTTGGAGCAAATAAAATCAAAGACTTTGGTAAAAAAACAACATTCATACAAGTTAATAATACTCACAATAAGGTATACGAAAATGCAAAAACTTAATTTAAATTGTCCAATAAATTTTACTGGCTATGGTATAACATCATTTAATATATACAAATGTTTAAGAGAAAAACTTGATATCTGTTTATTCCCAATAGGTGGCGCACAAGTAGATTCTCAAGAATATGCTGCTATGTTATCTCACGACATGGGGAAACAAGACACTTTTAATAATGAGGATACGTGTCTAAAGATATGGCATCAATTTGATTTGGCGAACAGAATAGGCAATAAAAAATATGGAGCCCTAACATTTTTTGAAACCGACAAACTCAAACCAAAAGAAGTTAGGATGATAAACAACCTAGACACCATCTTTGTCGCGTCAAATTGGGCAAAAGATATTTTAATAAATAACGGCATCAATATTCCTATTATTGTTAGCCCATTAGGAGTAGATCCCAATATTTTTAATGATTCAGTAAATAACTTAGTAAAGAAAGATACTGATAAATATATTTTTCTAAATATAGGCAAGTGGGAGATTAGAAAAGGACACGATGTTTTACTCGATATTTTTAATGAAGCGTTTGATGAAAAAGATAACGTTGAACTATGGATGTTAAATCACAATCCATTTTTATCTCAAGAAGATAATAACACATGGATAACTCTATATAAAAATAGCAAACTAGGATCCAAAATTAAAATTTTACCAAGAATTAATCTTCATTCAGATGTTGCTAAGTTAATAGCATTATCTGATTGTGGTATTTTTCCCGCAAGGGCAGAAGGATGGAACAATGAGATACCAGAGTTCTTTGCCTTAAATAAGCCAGTAATCTGCACAAATTATTCAGCACATACAGAATATTGCGATAAAAATAATTCTTTCCTCATTGATATAGACGGGCTTACTCCTGCTATAGACAATAAATTTTTCGACGGATTTGGTAATTGGGCTGATTTTGGCGATAATCAAATCGAACAAACCATAGAACACATGAGATATGTGTATAAAAATAATGTTAAAACTAATCAAGCTGGTTTGGAAAAATCCAAAACATTAGCTTGGTCTAATACAGCCAATATTATATACAATCATCTATTCGGATAATACTATGCCAATACCATCAAGAAAACAAAACGAAGATAGAAACGTATACATATCTCGCTGCATGGGTAACGAGACAATGAAAAAAGAATATCCAGATCAAAAACAAAGAGTCGCTATTTGTCTTGGTCAGACACGAACCAAAAAAAGCTCTGGAGGAATTTTTAGTCAAGCACTAGAAATTTTAGGCTTTACATTGGGTTGTGAAGAATGTGATGGTTATGAAGAAACTCTTGATCACTCAAATATTGTAATACCAGCAAAAGAAGACTATGTTGATTTTGGAGAAGCAACAGAAGAATACGATCTTTCAACATTAGCCGCTTATATGTATAAAAACCCAAGAACCGGAGAGATGTATTACTATGATATGCGTGGTGCCTATACAAAAGACGGTAAATCTTTAGTCTATGTTGGTAAGGCTAGTGAATATCAAGGACGAAAAGTTACTTTAAATAAACCTTTCAGAACACCAAGCGGTCCAAAAAAAATGAGTGTTTATGTTAAAAATGAAAAAGGTAATGTAGTTAAAGTAAATTTTGGCGACCCAAATATGAAAATTAAGAAAAATATTCCCGAAAGAAGAAAAAGTTTTAGAGCAAGACATAACTGTGAGAATCCTGGACCAAAGTGGAAAGCAAGATATTGGTCTTGCAAAGCTTGGTAATACCCCTATAATATACGGAGAATAATTATTATGAATGATCGCATCAAAGATATACTTAGTTCTATTAACAAAACTCTTTCAGAAACAACCAAGGCAGAAGATATAGACTTTACAAAAGTTGAAGATATGGAAGTAGAAAGTCCAGAAATGGAATTGATGGAATATAAGTATGATTTCTATCAAATGAGCCTAGGCTCGATAAAGTCTATTGCAAAACATGCTCAGGCAATAGTAGACGCTCTAGAAAATCCTTCTGTAAAGGAAGGCTTGACAGAAAGTTGGTTACAAGGTAAAATCGCTGTGACAGAAGATTATATGATTACTATCCACAATTTCCTCATGTTCGGTGAAACAGAAACCGATACAGAAGGAGCGGAAGCAGCAAAGAATCTTCCTGGCCTGTGGGAAAACATTCGTAAGAAAAGAGAACGCATGGGTAAAAAATATAAACCAGCAAAACCAGGAGACAAAGATAGACCAGATCCAGAGCAGTGGAAAAAATTAACTAAATAAGTAAAAAGTTAATTTAAAAAGAGTTTAGGACAACTTCTTAATAAAGGAAATATATGATACCATCCGTTGGTAAACCGAAGATTTTATATCAAGACCATAAAAATATTAAATTCGAATCTCTAGATTTTTATATTAACTTAGCCAAAAAGATTATATCTAAAATGGCTCCAACATTTTTTTCTGGACTTTCCAAAGAAATGTTAAAAAATGAGGACGCAATATCGTTTGTTGCTAATGCAATAATGATGGGTGATTGGAGATGGAAAAAAGATACAATTAAAGATAATTCCAATGAAGAGAAACAATATAAGACACTCTATTCATATAGGAATCAATGCGGCATATGGGCTATACAAACATATGTAACCAAAAGATATAAACAAAATAATAGTTCTAAAAAAATAAAAGAGAAGTACTCAATTAATTATACAGACGATAATGATGTTTCGCTAGAAAGCGTTATTGCTGATCATTCTCAAATTGAGCCAGTAGACAAAATTATTGAGGAAGAAAAAAATAATAATATCAAATCTTTGATAGAGCAACTGTTTAATACAGATATTCTATCTGATAAACAAAAAGACCAAGTTAAGATGTACTATTATGATAATATGACATTAGAACAAATTGGCAGAGTTCAAGGAGTAACTAGAGAGGCAGTTAGGCAAAGTATTAAAACAGCCATATCTAAAATTAGGACTCTTATATGAAACAAATAAAAATTCTTCACCTGATTTTTTCATATGATTTAAAAAATAAAAATACCTATATATTATCTACCAATAGTGATGATATTATTGTTCCATATTCAATTATAGATAAGCCTATTTTTATTCAAGAGCAAATAAAAACAACAATATTAGGTTTTTTTCAAGATCCAACTATAAAAAATATAATTGATATAGATGTCTGTATGTTGGAAATTCAGAATGATCTTTTAATGAGATACATTGAAGACAATAATGACAAATACTCATATGATCAAAATGAAGATTTATGTATGTTGTCCAGCACTATTATGTTAGATAAAAACTTCTCTATGTTAAATTGGCTACCAATAGAATTTGAAACAGATCTATCAAAAAAGAAATCGGTAGACTTTTTAATTGATGATACGCTAAAAAGAATTTCTTTATAATATGCTAAAAAATATCTTTAATCTTTTTTCAAAAACTAAAAAAGAAGACCATTCAAAAGATAATCAAGACCTATATAATAAAAACGATCTTTTTAATATCTTAATTTCTTTGAATGAAAAATTTGAAATAGATCTTGTTGTTTATATAAAAGACACTCAACATAATTCTCTTACAGAGATAGAACACGCTGTGGTTTGTTCTGAATTTTTGAATAGTTCTTTTACTAATAAAATAAAAGACCAAATTCTTGAAATAATCAATAAGCAAATAAAAAACGAAGACAATTCATCTCTTATAGAAAACATATGTTTGGTAGACCAAATTACTCACAACACCAAAGATAATAGTAATGATGACGTATTTATACAACCGTCCCAAGTTTTTAGTAAGTATTTAACATGAAAGATATTCCAACTATAATGTGGGAAAAATGGAAAGATCCTTTCGGTATTGATGATCAATTAGATTCAGATACAGATGATGACTATATAGATAGTTTTGAGGAAGAAAATTACGAGACGCAAAATAAAAAAATTAAGTGTCAAATAATAGCGACACCATTTGGCATTATTCCTATTAACGAAAATACGGCTTCAGGATCTATATTTAATTTTTGGAATGGACATACAAATTTTGCTATAACAAAAGGTGTTGCCAAAATAATTGAAAATACAATTGGTGTAGAAACCATAAATATTTTTACAAAATATAGATTTAGAATAGCTATTGGTAAAGCATTTAGCGACTCTAAAGTAATGAGACAAATTAATAATAATGTTTATAATTACATAGAAAATAGTCATGTCTAACTCAACATCCAATAAAGAAAACGAATTCGAACTCAGCAATATTCATAATTATAATATTGATACAAAACATAGAGAACTGTATTTGCATTCATATTTAGATGTAGAAGAAGAGGGTGGAGTAGACTTTAGATCGGCTATTCTTTTTGAAAAAAATATTAGATATTTAAATTCCTTATCTATAGAACCTATATTGGTTCATATGCACCTTCCTGGCGGTGTTTGGGGTGATTGCATGGGCATCTACGATTGCATAAAACTTTCTAAATCAAAGATTATTATATTAGCCTATGGTAGTGTGGAATCGGCCAGTAGTGTTATATTACAGTCGGCGGATTTGAGAATTTTAATGCCAAATACCAATGTATTAATTCACTACGGATCTATTAGTGTTGATAACGAACATAAGGCCGCTTTGAGTTGGGTTCAATGGAGTGAAAAAGAAAGCGAAAAAATGATAGATATTTTTACAGAAAAATATATTGATAGCGATTTAGCCAAAGCAAAAAACTTAAAAAAAATGATGGCAAAAAAACATATAATAGCCCAATTAGCTAATAAATGCGACTGGATACTCACAGCACAAGAAGCTGTCAACTATAATTTTGCCGACGGTGTACTTGGTAGTAAGAGATATACAAGTATAGAGTCGTTAAAAGATATAGTGAAGAAAAAATAATGAATATAGAATACAATCTATATAATATAGACTATAATGAAATAGAGCTTAAGGCAAAAATAGAAGAAGCTATTAAATATAGCGTCTCCTCGATATCAGTACCATTTGCTTATACTAAACTATGCAAGTCTCTAGTCAAAGATACCGGAATTAAGATAGCGAACCCAATAGACTATCCATTAGGTATTATGGATACTAATTCGAGAGGATTTGCTATAAAAAACGCTATAGATAACGGCGCACAAAAAATTAATATAGTTATTCAAAATAATCTATTATGTTCAAAAAAATATGATAAAATAAAACAAGATATACAAAACAATAATAACATTTGCACAGAAAAAAATGTAGACCTGAACTATTATGTAGAGTATAGAACTTTTACCCACCAGTCTCTGATCAAAGCCTGTGCAATATTATTAGAAAACAATATACAAAAAGCATATGTTTCTACTGGTTTTATGCTAGATAATCCAGAAGATAATCTTATCGCGACAGTTTTATTGAAAGATAAATCAAAAATACAAACAATTTTTACAGGAAACATCTGGACGGTTAAGCATGTGGAAAATTTAAGAAAAAATAATATTTCTTATGTATGCACCAATAGTATTGAAAGTATAAAACTAATTCATAAATATCTATAATTTATAATGTCAATTTTCATCAGTATAGCGTCATATAGAGATCCTGAGACTATCCCAACTATTATTGACGCATATAATAAATCTAAATATAAAGATCAACTAAAATTTGGGGTTCTTCTTCAAGAAGATCAAGGTTTTTCCAAAAAAGAACTACTGTCGTCTGGTATTAATATAGAATTTTTAGATTATGATTGGAGAGAAAGCCAAGGAACTTGTTGGGCAAGAAATACTATTCAAAAATTGTTGTTCAATAACGAAGAATATTATTTACAACTTGATTCACATCATAGATTTTGTGAAAATTGGGACGAAAAATTAATTGAAATGTTTGAAGAAACACAAAAGACATACTCTAAGCCAATTATTGGAGGATATTGTCCGGGCTATGTTCCAAAAAATGATAAAAATTTGGAACAAAAACCTATGAGAATTGCTTCTTTTGCAGACTTTACCGATCTTGGCGACCTAATGTTTATTCCCAAAGTTATTAAAGATTATCAAAAACTACAAAATAAAAAGATAAAACTAATAAAAGCACGATTCTTATCCGGGCACTTTATATTTGCTGGACAAACTTTTGTTAAAGAATGTATATATGATCCAAATATGTATTTTAGAGGAGAAGAAATAAGTCTATCTGCTAGAGCATATACTAATGGTTACGATTTTTTTCATCCAACAACACCAATAGTTTGGCATGAATATCTTAGAACGGAACAAATCAAGCATTGGGACGACCACACAAAAGAAAATGGTTTTATAGTAACGTCTGAAAATAGATCTAATATAGGTAAACAAAGAGCTAGACATTTATTAGGAATGGAAAAAAACTCTACCAAGTTTGGCAAATATGGTCTTGGAGACAAAAGGACTTTGCATGAATATGAATTATATGCTGGATTAAATTTTGGACAAAGACTTATTCATAAGGATACCTACGATATTAATGACACATGTAAAGAGCCATATCCCATGACAGAAGAGGAGTGGTCATCTGGCATGCTCAGTAAATATTCTGTAGAATTTGATATGCCAAATAACTATATGTTAAATCTGATAGATAAAAATGTGAATTCACTAGCTATAATTTTACACGATAGCAAAGACAATATTTCTTATAGAAAAGATATTAGAAAAAATGATTTTAAAAATTTTAATACCAATATTTTAAGATTGATAGGAAGTATGGAGTCGAAACCACATAGAGTAACACTGATACCATTTTTAGAAAACAAATCATCACTACAAACACAAGTAATAAGATCAATAAGGATAGCAAATGAATAAAGTACTTTTTATTGCAAAATTTAACGAAGCGAATAGTTACAACTCTGTTTCCATGTCTAAACAGATACCAAAAAATAAACTTTTGTGTTTTTTTAATGATTATAAATCATATGAGTTATTTAGTAAGATTATTCTTAGCGATAATAATCTTGCTAAAATAATAGATCTTAACTTAAACATAACAAATATGATAAACGAATATAAAAATACTTATTCTCATTTTATTTTTATTCATTATTCAGACATAGTGTTTGACGAAGAAAAAATAGTTGCAATAGCTAATGGTGTTAAAAATGAACCTGTTGGTATTTATATAGAAGATAAACATATGGCTACAATAGCAAGATACGAAGATCTTATAGAACTAAATAGAAAACATTGTCAGTATAAAAACTTGTTCAAAGAGATAAAAAATATAACGCCTAAAAAACACATTGTGGGACACGATATTATTGATCATAAAAATATTCCAGATATAATAAATTATGAAAACGATAAATGTCTATTTGCTTTTTTTAACGAACGCAAAGATCTTGGATTAGTTCAAAGTTATTGCTTTTTTAATAAAAATAACCAAAAAATATATAATATTGACAATAATGTTCTGGGAACCGTTATACAACATACTGATAATGACATAACTATTGAATGGAATTTGGATAGTAGCGATACGTCTTGTGTGTATGCTAACGAAAATGGTTGTTTTATTTAAAATGGCTAAATTACTAATGAAAAGTTTTCAAATATTTTAACTTAATGTGTATACTAAAATAGTAAAAGCCAAATATTACAAGGAGCATTCTCATTATGGCAACACAACAAGTAAATGGTAGCGCAGTAACAGCGACATCAACCAACAACAGGGGTGGTGCGGTTGTTAATGGCGGCACAACCACAATTTTAGATCAAGTTAGTTTAGGCTATTCCAATGTTGGTGTTTTTGGTTCTTCTGTTGCAGACGGCACTGATACAGATAAGGCCTTAAGTGCTGGTACTTTCTCTTTTAACAACAGAGGTCCAATCGCTAAAAGAGTAACAGAATCTTTATCTGGCGTAACAAATACTGTATTGCGAAGTGGTGCTGATCAACCACAATTAATTAGAAGTATTCACAAGCTAGAAGTTGTTAGAACACGTAGATTAACAACAGCTATTCGTGCTGGTTCCTGGAATATCTACAGTGGTACTTTCACTAGTACTCCAACAGTCGCTGTAGACACCTTTGCGTCAGACGATGCGGCTAATCCAAGTAGAAGTTCTCCTGGTGAACTAACATATATGACCGGTTCACCAAATCCAGTAAATGATGATTACAAAGCCAAAACAGGCTGAGTTTATCATAAATATATTATTTTATAGAAATAGGCCATAGAGTAATTCTATGGCTTATTTTTTTTAGTGTATTATTATACGTGTCGCCACCATTATGGATCACCAATATGAATGAACAGATACTCCATTTTTGGCAATCTTTAGCCACAGCGTCTATCGGTATCATAGTAACATTAATTGGGTTTTGGGTAAGTATCGGGAAAAAAATTGTTACTAAAGAAGAAATTACAAAAATGATTCAAAATGAAACCCCATACTGTAAAGATAGAGAATTTATTATGGAGAGGTTGGCTACTAATAAAGAAACACAAGTGGCACTATCTATAACGCTTCAAAAAGTTATAGAAGTAATGCATGAATTAAAAATTCAAATAGCAACACTAGGTAAAACACTTGAAGCTCTAGAAGAAAGAATAGAAAGAAAAACTTAGGAGATAAATTATGGCAAATGATATACAAGCAGCAGTTAGTGGTGTTGTTGTTAAAAACGGAACAGTAGTAGTTTCATGTACCGAAACTGGTGAGTATTCAACCATAGATACTTATGTTAAAAACACACCGACAATAAGCGATATCGAAGCAAAGTATGATAGTAGATTTGACGAGCCAAGATACTATAGTGGAGATAATGATTCATGAAATTAAAACCAGGATATAAAACTAGTGAATTTTGGTTCACAGTAGTTAGTTTTATTTTTAGTGGTTTATATTTAACTGGTCTTATTTCAGAAAATGACCAAAAAGAGGAACTTATAACGATAGTTACTCATGCTGTAGAATCGTGTATATTAATTGGTGGACAGTTGATTATTCTTTATAAATATGTAAATGGTAGAACAAAAATTAAACAACAATTCGAAACGAAAGAAGTAGCTCATGAGCCAGATCAAAGTAGTAAAACCACTAGTCAGCCAAGACCTAATAAAAACAGAAGTAGAAAACCTAATACTAAACGTAAAAAACAGCCTAGCAACAGTAAAAAGATTAGCGGTAAATGAGGCTTGGAAGATTCTGCAACTAGCAACAGCTAGTGTTATTCAAATTATAGAAAAATTAGGCCACGATATTAGTAGTCCAGATAAAAAAGCCCTGGCTATGGAACTACTTAATAAGTTTTATGATAGTGTTTTTGTTGTTGTTGACATTCCTGTTGTTCCAAATTTTTTAGAACCTATTATACATAAGTACGTCAAAGCGTTTTTGATGATACTAGTAAGCGCAACAATAGATGCTCTTGTTACAACGTTTAGAAACACGGGCGTATTTATTAAAAAAATGAATGAGGGGACTTGATATGAATTTTACTCAAAGTTTTGAGGAGTTTAGTAAGGGCTTAGGACCAACAGATCTTATGCTGTATGCTGGTATTGGCTTGGTTATATGGGTGTTATTCAAAGATAAACTTGCTCCAATGAATGGACTATATAGTTTTGTATTAGAAAATATAAAAAATCTTTTTCTAAAAAAACAACCAATGTTACCAAATGTCGTAACTGTTAGTACCAATACTGCTCCAGTTATTCTAGCAAATACTATTTCAGAGCATTCCAAAGTAGAACCAGAAGATTTATTTTTTAAACTTGTGGTATCATGGAAAGAAACTCGTGATTTGGCTCTTAAGTGTGGCTGCGAAAAAGCTGTAGATGTGGCTGATGAAATGTTTCCATATCTAAGTCCCAATGTTTGCGGAAAGGATCGTGTCGATGAATAATAAATTTTTATTACTTGTAGCAGTAGTTCTTGTAGTATTCGGAATTACAAAACCAAATTTTAATTTTCCAATAAATCGTCCAGTCGATGTGGTCGATAGCATAGTTATTATAACTCCACCATCTGATCCAGAACTTAAAAAGTTGTGCGAACCAGTTATAGATGCCTTTAATGTAGATGTTGGAAATAAAAAACAAGATGCAAAAAGATTATCTGATTTGTATATGGATTTAGCAACTCTAGTTGAACTAGATGGCGAAAACGAAGTTGTTAAGACAACAGAAGAGATTCGTCAGGCAAACTCTTTAAGTGGAGTAATGCTAAGGCTTAATCTTAAGGGTGCCTATCCAAATCTTAGTGCCGCTTGTCAGTCTTTAATTTCATCGCAGATAGGTGATGACATGGTTCCTCTAGATACTAATTTAAGATCAAAGTCTGCTAACGCATTTAGAGCATTAGCATGGGCTTGTAATGAAAGTCGTAAATAATGTCTAAGTTTTCTCCTAATGATTTATATCTAAACTATCGTAAGGGCTACCAGGGTTGCCTTTGGGAACAACACGTATTTGATGAGTTACTCGAAACTTCTAAATACGCATATTTTGCCGATGGTTCAAAAAGGATAAAAAATAGTGGCAAGAGTAAGCTCAGTACTCCATATAAAAGCGTATTGAAGTTTGATAAAAATCCTTATAATGAAAGACAAACTACTGGAGATTGTGTTAGTCATGCAACACGAAATGCCGTAGATGTTAGTCGAGCAGTAGAGATAGATGTGCATAGAGATAAGGAGTCTTGGGTAGCAAGAGGTGCTACTGAAGCAATTTACGGAGCCAGAGGTCATGGTGGTCAAGGGATGAGTTGTTCAAGAGCGGCGACATTTGTTAGTCAAAGCGGCGGCGTTGTTGTTAGAAAAAATTATAAGGGCGTGGCCGACTTTAGCAAGTATAATGGTGGTCTTGGTGCTGGCTGGGGTAGTAGAGGATTACCAGACCCCGTTATAGATCTTGCTAATGACCATCAAATTACAACCGTTAGTCTTGTTAGAACAATAGAAGAGGCAAGAGACGCATTAGCTAATGGTTATGGTTTATCTGTATGTTCTAGTTATGGATTCAGTAATAAACGCGATAGTAAAGGATTCGCAAAAGTAAGTGGTAGTTGGGCTCATGCTATGGCATGGATAGCGTGTGATGATACTGGTAGTGAGCCAGCATTTCTTGTCCAAAATAGTTGGGGCAAGTGGAATGATGGTGGTCATCCTGCGTGGGGTAAAATACCAGACGGTTCATTTTTAATTCATGCCGAAACAGCAGCAGGGATGCTTAGTCAAAGCGGAGCATACGCATTTAGTAATTTCGATGGCTTTCCTGTTCAAAAACTTCCGTCTTATGGTTTTGAGGATTATTTATGAAAATAATAGATAAAGTAATTCTTAATAGATTACTAAGTATTATAGCAAGTTTTATATTAAGTATTATTAAGATACTATCACCAAAAAGTGTCGAAGAAATTGATACCCCAAAGCCAGATAAAAGATGGCGCCCCAGATGGAGAAAGCAAGATGAATAAAGCTATTGGTTTATTTTTAGTAGCGTCTATTTTTTTATCGTCAGACTATGGCTATCACGGTTCCACAACAGGGGTTGTGACTCTTGTTGGCTCTGTTATCAAAACATCTCATATAGATAAAGAAAAAAAGTATCCTAGAAAAGAATGTCCTGTTTGTAAAGGAACAGGAAAATATCTAAGTGGAGATGGTATTAAAATGGTTGACTGTGGATATTGTGAGCCAGAAAACAAAGAGTCGGAAGTTACTCATCCTCCAGCTATTTTAAAACCAGATTGTAAAACTAAGGTTCATAAAAAATGAATGATAAATTAAACAGCATAGCAGAAAAAATTAGAGCTGAATCTGATATACCAGAAGAAGAAAAATTTGGTAGTGTAATTGCTATACTTATGATTATTAGTATAATATTAACACTAGTTAGAGTGTTACAAGAATGTAATAAAAATAAAACTTCAGAACTTCACTCATCAGAAGACAAGTACACATTCTACGGTTCTGAAATACACAACTATTCCCTTAAAAGGGGATGGTTTACAAAACTAAGAATTAAAAAAGCTATTAGAAAACAAATGTCTAAAGAGCAATACGCAAAATACGGTTCATCATTAATGAATTCAATTCTAAATACAGGAGAAAATATCAAGGATGATGAAGTTATAACTTTAGTGGAGGCAGCAAATGTTTAATATAATTGTCTGGTGTGTATATGGCTTGTTTGTTGGCAGTATAGCCAAAGCCCTAGTTCCTGGTGAAGAAAGAATGGGATTTGCTCAAACAATAGCGGTTGGTGTTGCCGGATCATATATGGGCGGCGCCGTATTATATTTGCTTGGAACTTATGAAAGTATCAGTCCATCTGGAATATTTATGGGTGTTGCTGGCGGCGTACTAAGTCTTGTTTTGTATAATAAGTTAACACAAAAATCTTGACTAGCACACTGATCGCACTATAATATCCTTATGGAACGACCAAACTGGACAGATTATTTTTTAGGATTGGCTACAGTAGTTTCTCAACGTAGCCATGATATTCAAACACAACATGGTTGTGTAATAACAGACAAAAATAACAGGATACTAGGACTAGGATATAATGGTTTCCCTAGGGGTCTTGATGATAAATTATTACCAAATACTAGACCAGAAAAATATCCTTGGATGATACACGCCGAAAGAAACGCTCTGTCAAACTGTATAATTAGACCAGAAAATGGAATAGCGTATGTTACGGGACAATCTTGCAATGATTGTGCTATGGCATTGTGGCAAGAAGGTGTGACCACAATTGTAATGTCAAAAAATCACGGAACACACCTTTTCGACGAATCTGCAAAACAAAGATTCTCAACTTTTGTTGCTATGAGTGGCATCAAAATTATATATGCTGAACCAAATCTTTCATGGCTGAAACAATTGGTCGGTGTATTATGATATACCATATTGGTTTTTTCATAGTATTATTTTTTTATTTTTATTTCAATATTACCTCCAATACTATAATGATAGAAAACTCTTTTAAAGGATTGGTAATATTAGGTCTTTTAACATTAATCGATAGGAGATAATATGTCTGCTCTTCAAGAATTACAGAATTATACCTTTGTAAGCAAGTATGCTAGATGGCTAGAAGATAAAAACAGAAGAGAGACGTGGAAAGAAGCTGTCGAGAGAGTCAAAAACATGATGCACACAATGTATGTTGATAAAAATATATCAGAAGATATTAATTGGGCGTACGACATGATGTACAAAAAAAAGGTTTTAGGAAGCCAAAGAGGTTTGCAATTTGGTGGAGATCCTATCCTAAAAAGACATGCTAAAATATATAATTGCACAAGTTCATATTGTGATAGACTAAGATTTTTTCAGGAATGTTTTTGGTTATTGCTTTGTGGTAGTGGCACTGGTTTTAGTGTACAAAAGCACCATGTTGCCAAATTACCAACACTAGAACATGATCCACCACAAGATAAAGGTACTGTCTATGTTATAGAAGATAGTATCGAAGGTTGGGCGGATGCTCTCGGAGTTCTACTTAGTAGTTATTTTAGTAAACCAATAGATGAATATAAGCAATATAAAAATTGTCATATTTTATTTGACTATAGTAATATTAGACCTCAAGGATCTAATCTCAGTTCTGGCGTAGGCAAAGCCCCAGGATTTGAACCATTAGCCAAGGGGCTAGAAAAAATTAGAACTTTACTAGATCGTTGTGTTGCTAATGGTCAGAAAAAACTTCGTCCAATTGATGCGTATGATATTGTTATGCACAGTAGCGATGCTGTATTAAGTGGCGGAGTAAGACGTTCTGCAAGTTTGGCTTTATTTAGTCCAGACGATGAAGAAATGGCTAAAGCAAAAACTGGAAATTGGTATATAGACAATCCACAAAGAGCGCGTAGTAATAATTCTGCACTATTGTTAAAAGATGAAACAACATACGAACAATTTGAGTCTCTTATGGAATCTGTTAAAGAATTTGGAGAACCCGGCTTTATTTGGAGCGATTCTACAGAAATGACATTCAATCCTTGTGTAGAAGTTGGAATGTGGCCTGTTGATGAAGAAAGTGGCAAAAGCGGATGGCAAGGATGTAATTTATCTACCATTAATTGTTCTTCTATCGAAGATGAAAACGATTTTTATGATAGATGCAAAGCAGCAGCTATTATTGGTACTTTACAAGCTGGTTTTACAAAATTAGATTATTTGGGAGAAATTAGTTGTAAGATTTTTCAAAGAGAATCTTTACTGGGTGTTTCTTTGACCGGAATTATGGAAAAATATGATTTAATTTTGTCCGAAAAAGTACTCAAAGCCGGAGCAAAAATTGCTGTAGAAACTAATAAAGAAATGGCTAAAAAAATCGGAATCAATCAAGCAGCCAGAGTTACCTGTTTAAAGCCAGAAGGAACATCATCAAGTATGTTGGGAACTAGTTCAGGTATCCATCCACATCACGCCAAGCGTTATATAAGGCATGTACAAGCCAATATTTTGGAGGCACCATACCAACACTTTAAAAATTATAACCCGCAGGCTTGTGAAAAATCAAGTTGGTCGGCCAATAATACTGATGAGGTTGTCAAATTTCCAATCGAAGTTCCAGACGGGTCAAAATTAAAAAATCAATTGCCTGCTGTTGAAATGTTGTCAATTGTAAAAGATACTCAAAAAAATTGGGTATACTCTGGCAAGAACAAGGCTATTTGTACACAAGAATATTTAAATCATAATGTTAGCAATACAGTTACAGTCAAGCCAGATGAATGGGTCGATGTTACCAAATATATTTATGATAATCGTAAATATTTTGCTGGTATCAGCCTTATTCCTCAAAGTGGAGATAAAGATTATCCACAAGCACCATTTACTACGGTTTATACTAGTAGAGAAATAGTAAAGGAATATGGTGATGCTGCATTATGGTGTTCTGGTCTTATTGAACTAGCACTAAATGCTTTTGATAATAATCTTTGGGCGGCTTGTGATTATGTAACACTCAATCAAGCCCAAAAAGATCATCATGAGTCCAAACTAAAGTTTGTTACTAAAATGAAAAATTTTGCCGGTAAATACTTTAATGGAGATATAAGACGATTAACATACTGTATGAAAGATGTTTATAATTGGAAAATATATTGTGATCTTTACAATACTTTCAAGCGAGTTGATTACACACAACTTCTAGAAACAGAGGACAATACACTAGGAATAGAAGAGATTAGTTGTGCTGGCGGCGCGTGTCTAATTTAACTATTACCAGTGGAGATAACCATTGAGAAAAAATAATAAAAATAATAAAAAAAGACCAAAAGTACTAGACGCTACAAATGATATCCAACCAAATGGTATGATCTATAGAAATAGATTAAAACCAAGAACAGATAATCAAAAAGAATATATCAGAACAGTAGCAGAAAACACCATAACATTTTGTCAGGGTGTTGCTGGTAGTGGTAAAACACATATTGCTGTTGGAATGGCTTTAGAACATCTTTTGGAAGAAAAAGTAAAAAAGATTGTTATTACCAGACCGGTAGTAGAAAGCGGAGAAAAAATTGGATATTTGCCGGGAACAGCAGAAGAAAAGTTACACCCATACTTATTGCCTATACTGGATGAAATTTGTCATTTTATACCAATGAGTCATTACGCAAGTCTGAAATTAAATAATAAGATTGAAATAGTACCTCTTGGATTAATGAGAGGACGTAATTTTCATAACTCCTTTATAGTAGCAGATGAGTGTCAAAACGCTTCGTATGATCAACTAAAAATGTTGTTGACACGTATTGGAAATGAAAGTAAAATGGTATTGACCGGCGACGTTAGCCAGTCAGATCTTCACAGAAGTATGCGTGGTGGCTTTATAGATTTAATTGGAGCCCTATACGGTGTCGATCAAATCGGAATTAGTGAATTATTCAATCAAGATATAATTAGAAATCCTATTATTGGTAAAATTTTAACACGGCTAGATTCGTATGAAAACAGAAAACCGGAATAGTAAATGTTTATTGCTAAACTCTGACTATTCTCCATTGTCTATCATTTCGTGGAAAAAGGCTATTGTATGGTCTTTTAGATCAGAATGTGATATAACATATGGAATAGAGATAATTGATTTTTTTAAAAACGACCACATCAATGGTGTTAATAAAAAATATCCTATACCAGCAGTAGCAAGAACAAAAAGATTTTTTAGAATCAATAATTCTTCTATCACATTTTCTCGTAAAAATATCTATATAAGAGATAATTATACTTGTCAGTATTGTGATATTATTTATTCTTTTAAAGATTTAACATATGATCATGTTATTCCCAAATCAAAATGGTTAGATAATAATGGCTCTCCAACAAATTGGACAAATATAGTAACAGCCTGTATCGAATGTAATAGAAAAAAGGGTAATAGAACACCAACACAAGCAAATATGCCACTTAAAAAATTGCCAAGCAAGCCACAAAAAAATATAAAGTTCTTGCCGATATCGTCATATTTATCTACTATAAAGGACAGAGTACCACAAGAGTGGCTTATCTATATACCAGAATCTTATAAAGAAATAACATGCCAACATACTCATACGAATGTCTAAACTGTAAAAAAAATTTTGAATTATTTTTCTATATCAAAGACTATAACGATAAACCATCGTGTATACACTGTAATAAAGCCAATACCCAGCGTCTCTATGCTTTAGATGTTGCCACACAATCAGCATCTGTTAAAAAAAGCGATACGGAGTTGAAAACAATTGGGGATTTGGCCTTGAGAAACGCAGAAAAAATGAGCGACGATGAGAAGATGAGCCTGCACAAGAAACATAACTCGTATAGAGATGAACAAATAGAAAAAGATTTGCCTTCTGGAATGGGCAGAATTAAAAAACCAGAAAAACCAAAGTGGCCAGGAATAAGCAACACAAAGAAAAGAAGGAAACTAAAAAATGGATGATATGTTTAAAGTAGATAAGTCTAAGACGCCAGAAGAATATAACTATACATACTATACAATATTTGGTTCTCACGAAGACTTGGACAACGATGGAAATCCATTGATCCAAGATAAGAAAAAATGCCTAGCTTATATTAGACATGGTAATGAGGATGAACATTTTTATTTGAAAGTTGGTACTTATGGGAAAATTTTCAATCCTATTGGACTATACTCAGAAGGAAGACAAAATAAGTTTTTATCAAAAATTGGTAAGGAAGAATACTCATTTACAAGAGTCAACAATAAGGTGTTTAGTATGTATCTAAATTTTTTACGAACAAAAAATATGGCATGGTTAAACAATGCGGAAAGGGAACTATCATGAATAAATCAGAAAAAAATCAAGAAGTAAACGAAACACAAATATTTGCTATATATCATCTAGCAGATACGGGTTTGTCTGCTGCTGACATAGGCAAGAAAATCAAAATTTCTACTAAAGAAGTAAGGGATGTCTTATCTAAAAGAGACTCTGAAAGATCTGATGCTATTAAAACAACATCATCAAAAGTTAACAGCAAGGATTTAATGATTACACAAACAGCAGCAAAAGGAATAAATAATGTTGCTATTATGACTAAAGCCGCATCAGAAATAAATGATGCTCACCGACAAACTATGGAAACAGATAGCACTTCTCGAACAACCAGAAATGCTATCTATAGGCCCAACAACAATAAATGAAATATTCATCAAGATATTCTAACGGAAAAACCGTAACTGCTCAACAATATATTACAGAAATTATATGTGAGAATAAAGCTAAAATAGATAAAAAAGATCTATATTTTAGATTTTGGACAAATAAGGAATGGTCAAAATTTTATAGAGATCAAATAGCAACGGCCAATAAACTTGTTAAGAAATATTCAGAACAAGCAATTATCAAAGCGCTACAGAATCCAAAAGCATCTAGAATCTTTTCTTTGCGTGCGCCACATCTAATACCTATCATAGAATACGAGCAGGAACAGCTTTCTAACCAGAATACTATTTTATCAAAAGAGTATGATAGGTCAGATAAAAAGTTCGAACAAAGAAAAAATAAGTCATCAGTACTGTCTAAATTAAAGGAACTTGAATGAGTGTTAAACTAAAGGATGATGTTACTAAACAATTTGGTTCCGACATTATTCTAAATGGTAATGCTATTGTTGATAAAAAAACATTAATTATACCAATAAGTCCATCGTTAGATATAGTCTTGAATGGCGGAATCCCAGAAGGAAGTTTTGTTGTATTGACCGGACAACCTAAGTGTGGCAAGACCACAACAAGCCTAGACTTTGCAGCAACAGCACAACAAAAACAATATGCTCACGGATCTTTTAAAGAAGGTCGGGAAGTGTACTACCTAAATATCGAAGGTAGATTAAAAAAGCGTGACCTAGAAGGGATACCCGGATTGGATCTTTCTAGGTTTCATGTGATAGGTAGTCAACAAGGGAAAATATTACACGCAGAAGAATACTTACAAATAGCTGAAAGAATCATTAATGAGATTCCTGGAAGTGTTGTAATAATTGACTCATATTCTGCTCTGTGTACTGAAGCAGAAATTACAAGCGATATGGATAAGATGCAAAGAGCAGACGGAGCAAAATTACTTGCAAAGTTTTGTCGTAAGGTTGCTAATGTTATTCCAGTAAATAAAAATATAGTTATTGGCATTACTCATTTAATGGGTAATCCAACAGGATATGGTGCAGAATTTAAAGAAAAGAGTGGTCAGGCTATTGCTTATCAGACAGATATTAAACTTAGGGCAAAAACATTCAAGCCTTGGACATTAAGTGCCGATAGTACACAAATAGGTCAAGAGATAGAGTGGCAAGTTCTATGTTCTGCTTTGGGACCGCCGGGAGGCTCTATAACGTCATATATCAGATATGGTCAGGGAATCGACAAGCACACAGAACTTATAAGTTTTGCTGTCGATGTAGGATTAATAAATAAGGGTGGAGCTTGGTATACTTATGAGTCAGAAAAATTTCAAGGCATGGAAAAACTACGTCAATATTTCGTAGACAATCCTGAAAAATATTCCTCATTAGAAAAATCAGTTAAAGAAACAATGGGTGTTAAGTGCAAGTAAAGACCTTAGATGGACAGATACAAAATTGGCAGTTGACAGGACATTTCGCTCATGCTAAACTAGAGAACAAGTCGTCTTTACATATCTCGGCAAGACAAATTTTGAAAAATAAATTTCCAACACTGCAAATACTAGAGGAAATACCCATACCTGTTAAAAAATCAGAAAGTTATTTTCTGGACTTTTATATACCTATGTTGAAAACAGCGATTGAAGTTCATGGTGAACAACACTATAAATTTGTGGCCTTTTATCATAACAACCAATTGGGTTTTATAAAGTCTCAAAAAAGAGACAGAGAGAAAAAAGAATGGTGCGAAATTAACAATATTCAGTATATAGAACTACCTCATCACGAATCAGAGGAACAATGGGTCGAAAGGATATCAAGTGACAACAGAAACTAAAAGCACATCTTCAGATCAAATAAATTATTGGGACAAAGTATTAGATGAATATGAAACCACTCTAGGACTGCCACAATATAATCCAAAGGTTTTGCCAGAAGAAGAACTTAATCAATACCTAACAATGGATAGAAACGTATTAGAAAAATTAACTCCGGAAGACTGTGCTCAAATATCTTATAGGCTAGGCCAGTTTTCTTTCCACATTCAAAGAACTATAAATAGAGAATTGGCTAGATTCAATTGGGCTGATGAGACACTTAAAGAAACCATAGCCGATGAGATTAATAATTATAAAGGTTATGGCTATATAGAAAAGGCTCCACAGGCTATTAAGCATAACGAAAAAGCATCAGCATTAAACAAAATAAAAAAATACGCTAAACAAAGATCAGATAGGCTGACATATATTTCCTCTTCGATTAAAAATTTATCCGATATTATATTATCAATTCAAAGAATGAAGGTTAAACATGGATCTTAATTTTAAAGACCCCGAACAAATTAAACAATTAATATCTTTATTAGAAAGTCTATTACCCCAAGAAAAAACAACAGAAGACTTTTCTCCAAATATAAAAACAAAAACACGATCTAGTAAAAGCACACAAAGCAACAATAAGTTTTTAAGTATGCCAGAATCTAAGATGCACAAAGAAGATATTGAAATAGATAAAAAGCTTTCTGTCAATGCTCCAACACCGAGAACTAGAAAATTTGAGGCTGTTGAAACAACGTGTCGCGTGTGTGGTAAAAAAGAGAAGGTTAGTCCAAATCTGATAGTTGATTCCATAGACAGATATAAATGTAACAAATGTTCTGGCTCCGCTGGAGGTTAATTGAAAATGATTTTGGCTGATCCATCCGCAGAAAGGGCTGTTCTTTCTGGAATTTGTAGATATGGTGAGTCTGTATATCTAGACGTAGCAGATATTTTACAAGACTCATCATTTACTATTGATAGTAATAAGATAATATATAGTTGTATAAAGCATATATGTGATAAGCAAGAATCTTCTTCCATTGATATAGCTTCTATATATTCGGCCGCACAAGAAATAGGCGTTTCTCACGTTCTTTTGAAAAAAGAAGAAAGCCAACACTTAAAAGCTATTCTAGACTTTCCAGTAAACAGAGAAAATATACCTAAGTTTGCTGCAAAAATCAAAAAACTACAAATAGCCAGACTATTACATGAACAACTTGAAGCAGCGAAAGAAAAACTCTTAGATGTTAATGGTAGCGAACCTGTGTCTTCTATCTTGGCTATAGCCGAAGATACTGTTTTCGATTTTACTTCATTAATTAATGATACAGACAACAATCCTGTATTTATGGGCGATGGTATATCCGAATATATACAAAACCTTATTGATAATCCTATTGATCAAGTTGGTATTCCAACAGGATTTCCAGTATATGATAGTGCTATAGGTGGAGGATTAAGAAGAAGCACTGTGAATGTTATAGCGGCTAGACCCAAAACAGGAAAAACTCTATTAGTAGACAATATGGGGTGGCATGTATCGACACTAGGGATACCTGTTCTTAATCTAGATACAGAAATGACCAAAGAAGACCATATTAATAGATTATTAGCTATGATAACAGAAACAGAAATAAACTCTATTGAAACTGGAAAATTTGCAAATTCTCAAGATAAAAAATCTAAAATAGATAAAGCTGTTGATATGTTGAAGCAATCAAAAATATATTATAAGTCTATTGCTGGTAAACCATTTGAAGAACAATTAGCCTTAATGCGCAGATGGATAGTTAAAGACGTTGGTTTAGAAGATGATGGATCGGCAAAACCCTGCGTAATATTTTATGACTATCTTAAACTTATGGATACTCAAGGTATGAGCCAGGACTTAAAAGAATATCAAGTCTTAGGCTTCATGATGACCGCCTTGCACAATTTTGCCACAAGATATAAGGTTCCTATTGTTGCTTTTGTTCAGCTTAATAGAGACGGTATTACAAAAGAAAGTACAGATACTGCTAGTGGATCAGATAGAATTATCTGGCTATGTAGTAATTTTACAATTTTTAAACGCAAAAGTGATGACGAAATAGCAGAAGATGGTCCGAATGAAGGTAATAGAAAATTGGTTCCAATCATAAGCCGTCATGGCGGCGGTCTTGATGACAATGATTATATTAACTGTCATATGAAGGGTTGGTGTGCAAAAATTACAGAAGGTAGAACAAAATTAGAAATAGCTAATAATATTGGGAGCAAAAATAATAATGGTAATGACTTTACAATCGAAAATGAACCAGACAGCAAAAACATCCCGTTCATATGATCAGGACCAATTAAAGGTTATATGCGATAGCTTATGTGATAAGATAGAATCTTTATTTGAGGTCTTATCTATAGACGATGTACATCATAATGGTAAGATGTATGTTGGATGTTGTCCAATACATAATGGAGACAATAAGAGCGCTTTTAATCTATATCCAGATGGAGATACGTATAGAGGCAATTGGAAGTGTAGAACACACAATTGTGAAAGATATTTCAAAGCATCTATAATTGGATTTATTCGTGGTGTTTTGTCGAATAAAAAACATAATTGGGAAAATAACACAAATAAAAGCGTAGGTTTTCAAGAAACTATGGAATTCATAGAAAAATTTCTTGGAGACGATTTAAAGAACATAAAAATATCTAAAACCCAAAAAGAGAAAAATAGATTCTCTTCTGCAATAAGTCATATTACACAAAAAGATATTGATTATGTTTCACAAATTAGTCGAAGCAGTATAAGAAAATCATTAATAATTCCTGCTCAGTATTTTATAAACAGGGGATTTAGTTCAAAAATTTTAGATAAATACGACGTAGGACTCTGTGACAAAAAAGAAAAAGAAATGTATAATCGTGCTGTCGCACCTATCTACGACATTGATCATAAATATATGGTTGGTTGTACTGGTCGTAGCATTTTTAACAAATGCTCTTTATGTGAATCATATCATGACGAAAATAATTCCTGTCCATCTGAAGAAGATAGATGGAAATTTCCAAAATGGAAACACAACTACCAATTCAAAAGTCAAAACCATTTATACAACATATGGTTTGCAAAAACCAAAATTCTTGAAACCACAAAAGTAATCTTAGTAGAAAGTCCAGGCAATGTTTGGCGTCTAGAAGAATGTGGAATACAAAACTCTGTTGCTCTGTTTGGGGCAAATTTGAGCGATAGACAAAAAATGTTATTGGATGGTTCTGGCGCTATGACTATTATTACCATAATGGATAATGATGATGCTGGTCAAAAAGCCGCATCTCTTATAAAAGATAAATGCAAAAATACATACAATATTATGAATCTAAATATTAGTAAACCAGATATAGCCGAAATGTCGGAAGAAGAAATTAACAAAGAAATAAAGGCATACGTATGACTATGATATTAGGTTTTGCCGGAAGAAAACAATCTGGTAAAACTACCTGCTCAGAATTTGTTCTAAGTTATTTTAATGGAATACTTAATAGTGCTAAAATATATAATTTTGCGGATCCTCTTAAAAAAGATATCTGCATGAATATACTAGGTTTAACTTATGAACAATGTTATGGGGAAGATATAGATAAAAATACTATTACAAATATTCAATGGGATGGCAAAAGTCTCACAGCACGAGAAGTAATGCAATTTATTGGAACAGATATCTTTAGAAAAATGAAAACAGATGTTTGGACTAACGCAACAATCAATAGAATTAATCAAGAAAAATCAAAACTAGCCATAATTGCTGATTGTAGATTTCCTAATGAAGTAGAATCGATTAAATCTGCTGGTGGATTAGTTATAAAGCTTATGAGAAATCCATATAATTCTGATCATGATAGTGAAACTTCTCTTGATACGCACAACTATGATCATGACAATTTTGATTTAGTTTTACACAATAATGTGTTGGGAATAGCTGATCAAAACAATATAATTTTAGAATTTTTAAAACATAAAGGAATAGTACCATTATAATCACATATTTTAGAAGTAGTTCTTTTAACACACATAATATGTGTGAACAGCAATATTTTATGGAATATGTACTTGGGTGGCGTGGCCCTTCAAATAAAAAAGCAGACAAAGGTACTATAGTACATAAAGTTTTAGAAGTTTTAGCAGATATTAAACTAGCACAGCAAAATAAAAAAAGTAAAATTGTTGATGATATTTTAAAAGAGATTGATACACAGAACTATTCTTTAAACGATATCATAGAACAAGTTTATGATTTTTATACCAAACAATTTGGTCATCACGAATGGTCAAGCAAAGACTTCTCTGATTGTAAACTATGGTGTCAAAAAGTAATTGATTTTAATGGTGGCATGTTTGATCCAAGAAATAGACAAATTCTTCAACCAGAACAACATTTTGATATAGTTATAGATAAACCTTGGTCAAAATATAGTTATAAAACTGACGAAGGAGATCTGGATGGAAATTTGGCTTTAAAAGGCACTATTGACTTGATCACCAGGATCGACGATAATACTATAGAAGTCATAGACTGGAAAACAGGCAAAAGGCTGGACTGGGCAACAGGACAAGAAAAAACTCACGCAAAACTACAAAACGATCCACAGTTAATGATATATCACTATGCTATAAGTCAAATATTTCCAGAATACGACCATATCATAGTTACAATTTACTTTATCAATGATGGTGGTCCGTTTTCAATAATGTTTGATAAGAGCGATCTTGCTAGAACAGAAAATATGTTAAGAAATAAGTTTGAGATTATAAAAAAGACAAAAAAGCCAAGACTACATAAAACATGGATGTGTAGTAAGCTTTGTCATTTTGGTAAAACCACTTTTGAAGACAACAGTAATATAAAACCCATTGTCGAGTACAGAGATAACCAACCCTGTAACATTGGCTATAATATGACAAAATGTGAACAGGTTAAACACGAAATCGAAATCAAAGGGATAGATCAGGTAATATCTGAATATAAAAACCCACAACATAACTTTGGTAAATATAAAGCCCCAGGATCAATAGAATGAAATATAATCCGTTACATTGTCACTCAATGTATTCTTTGCTTGATGGTCTTTCAAAACCATCACAGATTGCGTCCCGATGTGTTGATATTGAAGCTAAAGCATGTGCATTAACAGATCACGGAAATATAGCCGGAGCAATTAAATTTCATAAGGCGATGACTAAAGTTGGAGTAAAACCAATTCTTGGTTGTGAGATCTATTTGTGTGACAAAGACGCAACAGATCAAACCAAAGACAATAAAAGTCTCACACACTTTCTTATTTTGGCCAAAAATATAAAAGGTTGGAAAAAATTAATTAGTCTTGTGTCAGAATCTAATAGGCCCGATTTTTTTTATCATAAGCCAAGACTAGATTTAAATAATCTGGCAAGATTTATAGATGGTAATCTTATAGGATTTTGTGGACACCTAGGCTCTCTTGTTGCGGATAAAATAATTGATAACGATAAGATTAATCCCGATTGGAAAAATATTGGTAGTTCAATTGTTAACAAATTAAAGAATATCTTTGGTAATGATAATTTTTTTCTAGAAGCACAATTAATGGATGTGGTTAATACTCCAATACAAAAAAACTTAACAGATGTAATAAGAGAACTTGGCAAGATTACAGATACTAAAGTAATATGCACACCAGATGCTCATTATGCGAAAAAAGAGGATGCCTCTGATCAAAGAATATTGCTTTGTAATAACTTAAAAACAACACTGCCTGATATAAGCAGAAAAATAGCAAATAATCAAGATGTTCCATTGGGTTGTTTCTTTAATTCTGACAACTTTCATATTTTATCTCAAGAAGAGATGTCGGATATGCACACAGAAGAAGAGATTGCTAATACTCAATTAATTGCTGATATGTGTGAAGAATATGATATTACAAGCCGTCCAAAGCTACCTCCTTTTGATTGTAAGCCTAATCCAGACGAATTTTTAAGACAATTATGTAGAGATGGCTGGAAAGATAAGATAGCTAATTTCATAACAAAGGAAAAACAAGAAGAATATGTTGATAGAATTAAGTATGAACTAGGAATTTTACAAGGGGCTGGGTTGAGTAGTTACTTTCTAATAGTACAAGATATTGTGCGATATATTAGAAATAGCAATTGGCTTCCAGGTCCAGGAAGAGGTAGTGCCGCTGGATGTCTTGTTTCTTACTTAATAGGAATAACTAGTATTGATCCAATAAAATATAGTTTACTTTTTGATAGATTTTACAACTCCGGACGCAACACTAGTGACCGAGTTAGTATGCCAGATATTGATGTGGACGTTCCTATAGAAAAAAGAGAAAACATTATAGACTATATCAAAAATAAATATGGGCAAAACCAAGTTTCTCAAATGGTTACTTTTAATACCATCAAAGGTAGAGGCGCTATAAAAGATGTATTAAGAGTCTATGGGAATATAGGTTTTGATGAAATGAATAAAATTACAAAAAATATTCCGGACGAAGCAAAAATTGCTGACGAACTACAAGAAATGAAAGATGAAACTGGAGAAGCTTCTATCATAAGATGGTCGTTAGAAAACGAGTCCGACAAACTTAAAGATTGGTGCTTTATTGACGATAATAATGAACTACAAGGGCCTCTTGCCAAGCGATTTGAACAGGCTATAAGATTAGAGGGCACCAAGGTGAACCAGTCAAAACATGCCGCTGGGGTTGCAATAGCTGATGAAAACCTATCAGATATTTGTCCAATGATATATGATACCAAAAGCGAAACAAAAATAGCTGGTATGGAAATGGAAGATCTAGAAAATATCGGTGTTGTTAAATTCGATATTTTAGGTGTTGCTATGTTAGATAAAATTATGTTTATTTCAGAATACTTAAAAACGGAGGGACTATAATTATGAAGTTTCATGAGCTTGCTGTTGGAGAAAAATTTAAAATGAACAATCTAGAATATCAAAAAATTCCTGAAGTTAAACTTAGTTGTTGCAAGATTAAAGAGAATGCTCAATCTTCTAGCGACGGATCTAAGATTGTTGTGAAGCCACTGGACGAAGTAGAAAGAATTGCTCAAAACTAAATATGTTAACCAAAAAAATTTGCGTATTCGACTTTGAAACCGACGGATCAGATCCGTATGTCTGTAGTCCGGTTCAGTTATCTGCTGTTATTGTAGATCCGATTAAACTTGATATTATACCAGGATCAGAGTTTAATGTCTTTTTCAAGCCAGAGGTAATAGAAAAAGATCCAGATTATCAATATACAACAGATATTATTGATTTTCATTCTAGAGTAAAAGGATGTTCTCAAGAAGAGATATATAAACAATGGCAAGAATATCCTTCTCAAGAAATATCTTGGACATCGTTTATAAACTATTTAGAAAAATACCATTGCGGTGGCAGGAAAAAGAAAAATATGTTTTCTGCTCCAATAGCCGCTGGATACAATATCAATAGGTTTGATTTAAAAATTATAAACAGACTATCAGAAAAATATAAAAATCTAGAGACAAAAGAGAATGTATCTAATCTTTTTTATCCTAGAGACGTAATAGATATTATGAATTTAGTATTTTATTGGTTTGAAAATTTAGATATAAAAAGCTATTCATTAGATAATGTTCGAGATTTCTTAGGGATAGATAAAGAAGGAGCGCATGATGCTGTGAAGGACGTTATAGATTCCGCAAATATCCTTATAAGATTTTTAAGACTACATAGAAATTTATCGTCAAAGATTAAGTTCAAAGGATCTTTTACTAATGCTAGCTAAGTATGAGTGTGGATGTTCTTTTAGAATATCAGATTCCGAAGACCGAAATAAGATCATTTACGACACAAACGATATAAATTTTGATTGTGTAAAAACTTGGGACCTTCTAGCAGACGGAAATACAAAAGGAGTATTTCAGTTAGAGTCTCGACTTGGACAAAGTATGTCAAAAAAACTAAAACCAGAAAATATAGAACAATTATCTGCGTTGATTAGTATTATGAGGCCGGGATGCTTAGAGGCTTTTAGGGAAGGAAAAAGCGTAAGTAATCATTTTATAGACAAAAAAAATGGATCAGAATCTATAGATTATTTTAATGAGGCTCTTGAGCCTATACTAAAAAACACTTATGGAGAAATGGTCTATCAGGAACAGGCTATGGAAATAGCTAAAGATATAGCCGGTTTTAATTTGCAAGAAGCAGATATGCTTAGAAAAGCCATTGGCAAGAAAAGGCCAGAAGAAATGGCAAAAATCAAAAATAAATTCATTGACGGCTGTAAAAAGATAAATAAGGTTTCTGTTGATGAGGCAGAGCAGATATTCGGATGGATAGAAAAAAGCCAAAGATATTCTTTTAATAAGAGTCATGCGGTAAGCTATGCTGTTAATGCTTATATCTCTGCGTTCGCAAAGGCTCATTTTCCATTAGTCTTTTTCTTATCGTATTTAAGATTAGCAAAAGATAAAATTAAGCCACACGAAGAAATATTAGAGTTGATTATTAACGCAAAAACGATGGGGATCTATGTCTTTGGTCCAGATCTGAGATTAAAGAATAAGGACTTTGTTATTAATGATACAAAGATATACTTTGGTTTGACCAATATAAAAGGTCTTGGAGATGCGGTATTTATTAAATTGTTTGATCTAATCAAAGATAAAGATCTTTATCAGTATGCTTGGTTGAATATGCTATTTGAGGTTCTACTAAATATTAACAGTACCGCCGCAAAAGCACTAATATCTTCTGGGGCTTTAGACTATTATAAAATATCTAGAAATAAAATGTTGCATGAATATATAATGGTTTCCGAATTAACCAATAAAGAAATAGCTATATGTCTACAAAGCGAAATAAAAAATACAGAGCTAAAAAATATTCTGAGATTTTTACTAACCCAAAAGGTAAGCAAACCAAGACAACAAAAGGTTTTATCTCTTATTAATCAACTAGAAAACCCATCTTATAGTCTAGAAGATAGTATAGAATGGCTATCGGATAACGAGAGAGAACTACTAGGAGCATCTATTACCTGTACAAAAACAGATTCTTACGATTCTTCGTATGCTAACACAGATTGTGGTAATATACAATCTTTTAATACAGACAAGCAGTTTTTTATTGTAGCCGAAATAGATGGATACAATGTTATAAAAACAAAAAGAGGGAAAAATCCAGGACAGGAAATGTGCTTTCTAAAACTATCAGATTCTTATGGAAGCATAGATTGTGTTGTTTTTCCGGATGAATATTCGGAAATGAAAAATTTATTAGAAATTGGAAGAGTTTTAATGTTTAATGGTCAAAAATCAAAAAAAGACCATACACCAGTTGTAAAAAAATGTTTTGTTGTTTGACTTGACTTTGGCGAATTTTCGTTTATATTAAAGTAATGGTTTTGAATTTTAGCAAAAATAAGGAGTTGATACATGAATATTGTAATTTTAAGAGGTAATCTAACGCGCGATCCAGAATTAAGAACAGTTAATAGCGGAGAGAAGCAAACATCTGTTGTTTCATTCACCGTTGCTGTATCAAAGGATTTTACAAGAGCTAATGGAACTAAAGATAAGATTGTTTCATATGTTCAATGTGAAGCATGGGATACCGGAGCAGAAGTTATTGGTGAGTCCTTTAAGAAGGGCGATCTGGTAATGATCGAAGGTAGTCTGAGGAACGATAATTGGGAAAAGGATGGTGTCAAGCACTCGACACTTAAAGTTAGAGTAAATAATTTCTCAAAGATTACAAAGTTAAAGAAGCGAGAGTCAGCAGAAGAAACTGTCGCTTTCTAAATCCTAAATATTTATTAAAGACTTGGGGATGGAAACATCCCCTGTCTTTTTTAAATGCTATATCAACAATCAACCCTATCTTAATTAGCATGTCAAAAAAAAGAATTCTAATGTGCGCCGAATTTCATGGTATAAATTCGGGATTCGGTCGATATACAAAAGAGATTTTATCTAGACTACATAAAAATCCGAACTATGAAATAGCAGAATTCGCGTCTTATTGTAGTGATTCTTATGTCAAAGATGTTCCTTGGAAAGTATATCCCAATATCGTAGCCGAAGGACACAAAGACTTTGAAGTATATAAGTCTAATCCAATTAATCAATTTGGCCAATGGAGATTTGAAAAGGTTGTTTTACACTTCAAGCCAGATATAGTTTTTGATATAAGAGACTATTGGATGTTTTCGTATCAAGAAATGTCTCCACTATTAAGTTATTTTCATTGGGTTGTTGCTCCCACTATAGATTCTATTCCACAAAAAACAGAATGGCTTAGAACGTTTAATAACGCAGACACGGTTTTAACACATACCGACTGGGCAGCAAACTATCTGCTTTCTGTTAATAATAAAATTAAGTTTTCTGGGTGTGTTTCTGATTCTGTGGATAGCGATGTATTTAAACCAGTAACTTGGACCAAATCATATCACAAAGCAAAATACAACATTCCTTCCGATGCTATAATAATAGGGTCGGTCATGAGAAATCAAAAAAGAAAGCTAATACCAGAATTATTTGCCTCACTAAGAGATCTAATAAATAAAACAGATCAAAAGATTTTTCTTTATTTGCACACTTCGTTTCCGGAAGCCCAAGGATGGAATATACCAGAGCTTTTACAAGAATACGGTGTTTATAATAATGTATTATTTACATATTATAATCCAAATAATAAGAAAGCCTATTGTTCTCTATATAAAGGCGCACGAATAAATTGCCCAGATGATGCTGGGCATTGCATATTTCCAAATGTTATTAATGGTTTAGACAACAATCAACTTGCAGAAATATATAATTTATTTGATATCTATGTACAATATGCCATATGTGAAGGATTAGGAATTCCACAATTAGAGGCTGTGTCATGCGGCGTACCTTTGTTTGCCGTAAATTACAGTGGAATGAGCGAAATACTGGCTAAAGTAAATGGAACGCCAATAGATTGTGTTTTAGCAAAAGAACTAGAGACTGGGTCGGATAGAGCCACTCCTATAAATTCTGATCTTGTAAACAAGGTCTTATCCTGGATCTCTTTGAGTAAAAAAGAGAAAACAGAACTTTCTAAACAAACAAGAAAGCTTCTTTTAGAAAATTATAGTTGGGATAAAACGGCAGAAAAACTATGTGATGTTTTTGATAGTCTTGAACCAAAAAATTGTTGGAATAAACCAATGATAACTCAAAATTTAAATGTTCCAGATAAACTATCTAATAGAGAGTTTGTTAATTTTATCGTTGAGAATATATTATGTGAACCCAGATTAAAGCAAACACATTTTGTACAAAATCTTATTAGATATATGGATGAATCTTATGATACCAATAATATTGGAGAAAATAAAGCTCCAAAACAACATGTTGTTAAGTCTTTAGAGGTATTTCTAAATAATAAAATTTATTGTGAAAAACTTCGTAATGGTGAAATAGACATATCTGGCGAGATCTTTTTAAATAAATAATAATGGATAATATACTATATATCGGACCATATAGAGAATTTAGCGGAATAGGAAACGCATCACGATCCTATTTAAAGGCCCTTATCCATAGTGGACATAATATTAGCGTAAGACCAATATATAATATTTTTAAAGGATGTCCCGAAGAAGAAATTGATCAAGATATTTTGGAACTAGAATCCAATTTTAGTAAAAAATACCATAAGGTTATTCAACACTGTTTTCCTCATCAGTTTTGTTTTAACAGCAAATTTGATCAACACATAGGGATCGTTCATCTGGATTCTTTTAATTATAAGAATAATGTCTTTCAATATTTGGATATCATGGATGATATAATTGTTGGATCCTCTTTTGTTTATAATCAACTTAACAAACAAACATCTGCTAATATACATATTGTGCCAGAGCCTATAGATCTTGATAGTATTAGAGAATATAGAAATAGTACAAAAAAAACAGAAAAGACAACTTTTAATTTTTATTGCATAGCCGACTTTATAGACAAAAAAAATATACAAAAAGTTCTTTTGTGTTTTATAGATCTAATAAGACAGTATGAGAACGTGGAACTAGTTATTAAAACCAAGTCTTATTTAGGCGAAGAAATTATAATAAAAGATAAAATCGAATACGAATTTTCTAAAATATACGATTTATATAAAACATCAAAAATAAAGAAGAAACCCAAAATAGTTGTTGGAGATGTTAAAACAGAGGCTATGTACTATATACATAATAATAATGATTGTTTTATCAATGTTTCTAGCGGAGAAAGTTTTGGACACTCAACATTAGAAGCTATGTCTTTTGAAAATAGTATAATAGTAAACAAAAAAATAGGCAGTCACGACATAGTTAAAAATGGTTGTGGATTTTATGTAGATAGCGTTACTAATAACTGTTTTGATGCGGATAGACTATTTCCTATGTATAATACGCCACAACAACTTATTCACGAGCCTGTGATACATAGCATATTTGATCAAATGAGCAATGCTATAAATGAATCCTCAGAATCTAAAGAAATAAGAATCAAAAAACAAAAAGAACAAATACTAGATTTTTCTATAGATAAAATTTCTTCATTAATTAGTAACATATGATAGCCAATATTATAAATAAAGAAGCTGTGACGGCTGATCCGACAATAAACATATGTATGTCGCGTCATGAGAGTCAATACTGCAAAAACTACTTTAAAGAAATATTTCCAAAATCTTTTGTGGTAGATTTTGAAGATTCTTATTATGGGAATATGGAGCCCACTATTATAATTTGTAATAATAGATTAACACACCTAGAAAAAAGTATAGAATTAGCTAAATTTTTTCATACTCCACTAATTATTATAGACCACGACACAAAACCAGAGTTGGTAACAAATCAAACCAAAAGTGAGTTTTTAATTAGTCCTGTATCTCAAATAGCTTTATCTAAGGATATATATTTTTCTTGGAATAAAATACATGATGATATTATTGATCTAGCATTGGAAAATAAACCAAAATGGAAAAACATAATGTATAATATGTGTAAGCAAAGTTTTAAAATTAAAATAAATAAGATAAAATAAAATGGCAAAAAAAACTAAATTAAATAAAATATCAAAATTAATACAAAAAGACACTAATTACTTTATTCATATTTTTGAATCAAATAAAGATCTAGATAATTTTGAGTTTATAGATCTAGAAACATTTTTTAAAAAACATAAAAAAAATGAATCTTGCAATGATATATTAATATCCGATCTATTAGAATATTTTAGTGAAGCGGATAGTTTAGAGGTTCTTTCCGGCATATTATCTAAAATGAAAAAGGGCAGTAGATTGTATGTGCAGGGTACGGATATATTGTCTGTATGCTCTAGTTTAATAAACAACCAGATTACTCCGTCGATGTTTAATATGATAGTTTATGGTTTGGGTAAAAAACATATGTTTACTTTTGGAAACATCAAATCTCTTTTAAGTGGACAAAATTTGCAAATTAATCAAATAAAATTTATAAATGGCATAAACTATTATATAGAATGTACTAAGCTATGACTGGTATAACGTATGCTATTATTGCTTGTTATATAGACAAAGGCATGAAATCAAAAGGCTCAAAATGTTTGATGGAGTTTAATAAAAAAAAATTATTAGACTATCAAATAGGTAATATAATATCTGGACATAATAAAAAAATACCATATGAAATTATTATTATAACTAATTTTGAAACTCAAAAAATTCAAAAACACTTCTCAGAAAAAGCAAAGATTATTGAACACAAAGAACTTGTTAATCCAATAGTTCAAATATCGGAAGAAGCCAAATATAAAAATATCTTTTTTATAGACTATGGTTGTGTATACTCAAAAGATATCATCAATAATTTAAAATTTGCTGATTCTTTTATCTTATCTATTAAAAATAAAGCCAGTAACGAATTAGATGTTGGAATTACAAAAGATAATACTGATATTATAACACATATGTTTTTTGGTTTAGAAGACTGCAAATTCACAAATATGTTTTATCTATCAGAATCAGACACAACTAGAATATTAAAAAATATCAGCATCCACAGAAATAACTTATTATATTTTGAAATTATTAATTTTTTGGTAAATCAAGGTTCGTTAATAGCCACCAGACCGATAAATAAAAACCTATTCATCTTTTTTAATAATGCGAGACAAAAAAATGGAATTACAAAATTCATCAAAAATAATTGATATAAGTCTATATTATAAAACTATAGACGAAAATATTTTTAAAGAACAAGCATTTGTGGAACTTATAAACATGCTTGTAAAAAAAGAATTAATTTATAAGTATAAATACGCGTTCTATACTGACGCATATTTACTAAAAACTAATATTTATATACCAAATTTTCATACTATGTATTTGGCTAATGGCAGTCATAATGTGGTGATAAAAAATAGTGAGGATCTTTGGCTTTTAGAAATATTTAATAATAATCGTTATTATGTTCTAGACGATCCAAATGATACTTTCGATTACGAAAGTCATGGGATTATAAAATTACGTCAACTAAAAGATATAGGGATAGAATAAAATGAATTATGAAAATTTATCCGATGAAAAAAAAACAGAGTTATTAAAAAAGCTATACATCAAAGAACAAAAATCATTTAAGCAAATTGCGGATGATTTAGGCTCCTATTCTAATAAGATTCGGAGAGATGCAAAAAAATTAAATATACCAATTAGAACAAAAAGCGAAGCTCAAAAAAATGCTTTAAGCAATGGTACGATAAAGCATCCGACCAAGGGTAAAAAAAGACCAGATGATGTCAAAGCTAAAATAGGTTTGTCTGTTATGCAAAGTTGGGAGAATCTGACCGAGCAAGAATTTAAACAAAGGCAAAAAAAAGCCAAAGACACATGGGAGTCCATGAGCGAAGATCAAAAAGAACGAATGGTAAAACTAGCCAATGAGGCTGTAAGATCGTCTAGTAAGACTGGGTCTAAGTTAGAAAAGTTTTTATTGGATAGTTTGATTAAAAATGGATATCGAGTAGAATTTCATAAAGAACAAAACTTACTGAATACAAAACTACAGATAGATATATTTTTACCAGAAATTAATACTGCTATAGAAGTTGATGGTCCGTCGCATTTCTTGCCAGTTTGGGGAGAAGAATCTTTAAAAAGAAACATCAAGTATGACAATAAAAAAACAGGACTTTTGCTCGGCAAAGGCTGTGCTATCATAAGAATAAAGCAAACCAAGGATTTCTCACCAGCACGAGCGAGTTTAATAGCACAATCAGTTCTAGACGAGCTTGCAAAAATAAAAAATAAATTTCCGGAACCCAATAATAGGACTATAGAAATAGGAGACTAAAATGATGGCAAGACCAAAAAAGAATTCTACAGAAACTACGGAGGTAGAGGCGGTGTGTTCGGAATCGACCAAAAACACAAATGATATGAATAAGCCTAATCAAAACGATATTGGTTGGACAGACTATGTTCTAGGATTGTTGTCTGATGACGAGAAAATAAGCGGCAACCCTACTACGGACGGATTAAGGCGTGTCTTTGAAATAGCATTAAATTGTGCTGTTGTAGAATCTACTAGTAATGTTGTTCAAACCCCCGATATTAACAACGAAAAACGAGCAACTGTGGTTCATACCATAGGCTATATATTAAATAATTCCGACAGCAACAGCGATCCCATGCTTTTAAATATGAGGACTGTGAGCGGCGCTGCGGACGTTTATTGGGGTAATTGCGACAAGGTGTTTAGAAATCATCCGGTTGCCGTTGCCGAAACACGAGCCGAAGGACGAGCATTAAGACGAGCACTTAAACTACGCAAAGTAGTGGCTGCGGAAGAATTGGCCAAAGATATTGAGGACCATCCTGATCATGATACTGTAAATAAGATTACTAATAATCAGATTAATTTTATTGATGTTCTTAGTAAAAGACTAGATATCAATGTTAATAAGATGCTAGAAAAACTTGGATACGAAAGCAAGAATATCTATAATATAGAGCATGCAAATGCTATTGAAATTAGTAAACTATTATCGTCATATCAGCAAGATATTTCCGCAATCACTGAGGATATAAAAGGATATGACACAAACTGGAAGTAGGGTGTTATATGAAATTAAATTACAAGGTTAGTGATAAACTACAATTTGAACTTGAGGGTGCTGGTCAAAAAGAAGTATTTAAGGAATTAGCTATTATTCAAGAAATTTTTGGCGAGAAAAATTGTGGTTTGTGCGGTAAGGATAGTATCAGATTTGTGGTTCGTAATGTTGAAGATAATGATTATTATGAACTACGATGTGATTGTGGTGCTATACTAGCATTTGGTCAGCATAAAAAGGGTGGCACTCTATTTCCAAAACGCAAAGATGATGAGGGTAACTATTTGCCAAATAAAGGCTGGCATAAATGGAATAAAGAAGTTAAGGATAGGTGATGAGTCCTCTTTATTTTAATAATGGAAAATTATTAATAGTTAATGGTAAGTTAGCAACTAACAGCAATTGCTGCTGCGGCGGCGGATGCCCGCCGGGCTCAACGTGCTGTGGCTACTACCAATACAAGGTCGATTACTGCGAACAGGTTGGCGGCGAGTGGGTGCAAGCGTTCGGTTCAAACCCTGGAGATCCCTGCGAGTGCTGCAATGGCTTTGAAAGCAGAGTTTGGTTTGAGGGCGACCTAGGCTTTGGACTTATTCGCGTCCTTGAATGCCACCGGTACTGGTGCGGCGAGGAAGTAAGCGGAATCCCCGACTACTGTTGCGGCGACAACGTGACGCAAGAGCAATCAGACTTTTGCAGCCTGTGGTGGATGCGGCTGTCAGGTCAAATCCCATCGGACTTGGTTGACCCGGACGCCGTGTGTGCCTATGCCTCATCGTACCCCGCTGATGTCATACAGATTGGGTGCGTCGAGAACCCGTTGCCATGATCCGCTGCCACCTGCACCACCTAGAGGCCCGCTGCCGTCAGCGTGGCTACACGCTCGACGAGGTGCGGCCGTGCATCGTGAGTCAAGACGGCGACACGATCACGGTTGACGAGACACATCCGGCTTACCCGAGTGTGCCGAAGCCGGGACTATCCTCTGAAACAAAGATTTCACCAAATCCACACACCCCTATCTCTGGCGTCGGCACAGAATTAAAAAAACTTTTAGGTAAAATTGGAATCAAAGCAACTCCTAATTGCTCATGTAATAAAAAAGCATTACTAATGGATACTAATGGTATAGAGTGGTGCGAAAAGAATGTTGATACTATAGTTGGATGGTTAAGAGAAGAAGCGACCAAAAGAAAACTGCCCTTTATTGATATGGCAGGAAGAATATTAGTTAAACGAGCTATAGGTAATGCTAAGAAGCGGATATAAATTTAGAAGCAAAACCTTTAGCGGTACATCCTTCTAGGATAGAATACCCAGCACTATTTGAAACTTTGATTGTTCTTCCTATAAGATCAATATCTCCTCCTGTTACTTTTTCTACACTAAGCCAAGCAAAACCGCTATTAATTTTGGTGATAGTACCAAAGGATGTGAGATCGAATTAGCAGGATGGCAACCTGACGATTGCCCTGGACATATAGCTAGTGTGCAATTAATTAAAAATTAATTTATAATAATAAATCACAAATAATAGATAATCTATGGTTACACATAGATAAAGGATCAGAAAAAATGACACCAGCAAGACAGTCTCTTATAGACTATATAGATAAATAATATTATGGTGGTGGCGTTTCTTCTGGAGAAGCGCATTCAGTAAGTTCATAAATAGTCAAGCATCCATTACTGTCTAAGCCAAGCACTCCAGCACCACCTGATCCTAATCCAGCTAAACATTCTTTAAGACCACAAACGTCCGGACATTCTGTTGGTGGAGTAGTTTCTGTAGTCGTTTCTGTAGTCGTTTCTGTAGTAGTAGTTGTGGTAGTTGTGGTAGTAGTTGGCGTTGTTTCAGTTGTTGTGGTTGTTGTTGTCGTAGTAGTAGAGCACAAACACTCATATGGTTCTTGATTAACAGCCGAGCTTTCTAAAACAATATATTTGCCATCATTAAAAGCTGCGTATACAACAGTTCCTTTACATAAATTTCTTCCTAGAAAATCTGATATTAAGATTGTAGAGGCAGTAATATCAGTCATTAAATTTTCGCCATTAGGACCATATATTCCATAATTTTCATAAAATGGACCGTCGTTACTATGAGGATTTAAAAGAATAGCGTCGGTAGAGCCATATGGTGACAAATCAGATAATAATTGAGCAACGATAATTCTGTCTGATGGTGGGCATACCCAAACACCACGATCTCGATCCCATCTTAAATCTATTGGACCAGCTGGCCATGTTTTGGGATTCTCTAACCAGTTGGTCATAAAGTTATTTTTGGTACCTTCTGACTTAAATGTTCCAGCCTCGGCCATTGCTGGCGAATCTATAATATTTGGAATTGGTTTATTCTCAGTATCATATCCCCAAGATTGTAATACTAATGGACCACGCAAAGCAGCAAACCCATAATCTTCTTCATTTTGTTTTTTAGTCTTGTCTTCTAATTCAGAAACTTTATCTCCAAATGCCACATATTGAATATTAAATCCTTCTGCTGAAACTCCCCTACCTCCCCAATCTTGCAGTAATTTCTTAGATAAAATAGGATTTAAAAATTTTTGATTAATAGGTATTCTTTCCGGATTTCCATTTTTGAAAATGGGAGGCATCGGTGGTCTACTTTTAGTCAATCTATTTTCAGATTCTTTTGTTCTATCTATTGCTGGAGTCATTGAACCTTTATACTCATTAGCAGAATCTAGATTATATTTCGAAAATCTGGCCAATCCACCACGAGTTCCACCAAGAGAAATAGGAGTTAAAAGACCATCCATAGACATAATAGCGATATTTTTAAAACCCGCGCCATTTACAGCATCCTCTATTTCATGTTTAGCATTTAATCCTATCTCATATAATTTCGATCTACTTGCGCTACCTGATGATGGACTTGATGTAGAAGGAGTTCCCTGTGTAACTTCACATTTGTCTTTAGCTTTTTTTTCTGTGGCCCAGCCGGTTCTGCTTCCATATCCACCACTAGTATTTGTATTAGTGTCTTTATCATAAAATCCACCCATGAGTAAAAATCCAGGACTAGCGGCATGTTGCATACCTTGCTGTGGCAAATTTAGTTTATCTAATACTTTAGAAACCGCGGATAAAGCACCATATATACCGCTAATCATCTTTCTTCTTTGGTCTTTAATTTTATCAAGAACCTGACTTCTTACAGTATTATTTTCTCTTACCAAAGAAGCTATTGCTTGTCCATAATCTGCGTATTTTTTAGAAAAGGTTTTAAATGAATAGCTTGTTGTCACACCTCCACTACCATTATAGTTTACATTAATATTATCTACAAAAATTCCAGCTTGTAAAAAGTATTGAACATTATATCCTGGAGGTTCTGCAAGAGTGAATGATCCATTTTCCGAGATATTAGATGTTCTAATTCCTTGAGACGCCAGGGCATTGCCCACAGTATATAGTCCTGACCAGCCGCCATAATTCCATGGATTAAGATCAGTAGCAACACTAACTTTTGTTGAGCCAATTGCTCCTCCACCACCAACAAATGGACCATAAACATAAACATTGCTTTTCATTGGAACTACTGCATTTTCTATCGCTCCAGCAGCAAAATTCATTTCAAAAATATTAAATGATGTTACATCAGAGAATCCCTTGTCTCTCTTTATTAATTCATCATATTTATCTGTTCCAAAAAGAACAGCAAAAGCACGAAGTCCTTTATTTAATAAATAATTTTTTTCTTCTCCAAAATAAGGCAAGCATGCTACAGCACTTTCTGTTTGTATTAAAATTTCTGGAAAAGAAGTATTGGCATTGGTAAAAATAGGATTACCAGCAGCACTACATTTTAAATAAATTCTATCATTTTTTATAATATATGATGTAGAAGTCATTTCTCTTGGAGCTATTCTGAATTGAGTTTCTTTTCCTGCTATAGTTTTTTTGCTACCTCCAAGACTAGAAAAATCAACAAATCCAGAAATTCTATTATCTGGCGTTTCAAATAAAACAGTATCTTGACCAACCACAAGACCTCTAATTCCTCCACTAAGTTGACCTTCGCTGGGATATCCTCCATCAGAAGGCACATCAGATAAATAATATTGGCCAGTATCACTATAAACAATGCTAGCATTACTTCGTGGATATCTACAAAAATTATTCACAGGTATTATATATTTTTTAGCATAATATTCATCAATAAAAGATCTAAACCACTGATATGCCTGATCATATAAAGCATATTTTGCTGCTGAATTAGCTTTTGATGGAATCTTAGATAAACTATTCATTGCTTGTTTCCAATCTATAGTTTTGGAATCACGCTTGAATAGTACGTTATAAGCATCTATTACACTTTGACCAATACTATCGTTTAAACCAAGAGCCTTAATAATAGCTCCAGATAAGCCTTTTTTATTCATTGTTAAACCATACATTAACCACATCTGTTGTGATCCAGAACATATGATTTCTTCTTCAGAAACATAATAATCATCAACACCCAAGTTTATTCCTATAGATTTTAGACTTCTAACATCCAAAACAAATGTAAAATTACTGTTATATATCCTTTGTGGATTGCCTTTGGAGTCATATCCCATAAACATAGCTATTGGTCTTCTAGAAGCTGACACGTCTGCTAGGTATTGTACTTTATCTCCTATTATAACTTTATTACTAGGTTCGTATATTTCTTGAGATCCTTCTTCACTACTAATGAGCGTACCTGTTCCTTTAGCTGTACCTATTATATTTTGTATAACTCCTAAGCTTGGCTCTATAGATCTATCTATCAGCCAAACAACTATTGCCGAACCAACAAGCTCTACAAAATAATCACAAGCTACATCTTGACAGGCTTTATCTATTAGTCCAGACAAAGACTCGCTTTCACCGCTTAGTCTTGACCAAAAAGCTTTGCCTCTCACTGTCGATGCTAGGAGACTCATTTCTATTCTTAATGGATCTCCTGCGGTTGTATATACTGTTTGTCCTCCTAATGCTTCTAAAACCTTATATGTTTGTACTCCATTCTCTGGACTATATCCCGATAATGCTGAATTACCGAAAGCATTGCAAGATCCAACCCTAGGCCAATTTTCAGAATCCTCTCCTGGCGGACAAACAGCAACTCCTGGTTCTAAATTATCAAAAACATTTATAAAATTAGCTATTCCATTGATAGGACAGTAATAGTCTTTATACATAACAGTAACATTTTCAAGAATTCTTTTTGGATCAATAATTTTTATTTTAAAAATAAATCCTGAAGCTGTAATAGAGTATGTTGATTCATTAACAATGCCTCCAAAAACAAGAGCATTGCATTGAAATCTAACAGCTTTACCTACTGGTGGTAGAATTGTTGGAATAGTAGATACATTATTGCATCCACCGAATAAAAAAGATAATTCTAATGTGGAAGATCCTGATCCAACACCTAAATTAAGAGAAAAGTCTTGTAATGTAACAGAGCCGCTTATGGCTGCTCCGCCACCATTTACATAAGTAAAACTAAAAGAGGCTGGTGCGGAAGTACATAGTGTTGACATTATTATTTCCTTATAAATATCTTTTCATTATATGATACAAAGTCCAGGAAAACCTCCTCACCAGAATTGTTTTCTATAGTAACTTTCGTCTCATTCTGATATAGTCCTAAAGAATTAAGATTATCTTGATCTCCTATAATTGTATATACACCCGGAATCAAGTTTGCAAACTTTGTTGACACACTAAAGGATTTTTTATAATTTTTTGGCCCATATATATAACATTTTATATTTTTACTTAAATTTATACTTATACTAGACGTATTAGTAGTATCTGATGTTTGATCAACGACAACAAATGTTTGATCTAAAATACTTGTGGATAGAACCACCGGTTCTGATTCAATCAAGGGACTAGAAGGTAATTTTGTTTCTTCAATTATAATAGGATCATAACCCAGGTAAACAAAAATATCTCCATATAAAAATTTATCTAATACTTGTGAATTATAGGACTGGATAGTTCTTTTAGCAGTAAGGAAGTGATCGTCGTAGGAAATTTGATTTGAGTTGTATCTTATATTTCTGGGAATATTATTATATAAGTCTTTGATTCTAATTATATAGAATCCATTTTGAATATTTTGTACAGATGTGACATTTTTTATAATCTGTTGTCCTTTATATAAGGAGAACAATGATTCCGACCCTTGATCTATGTAGAAATAGTCTATATTGTATATATTTTCTGTTATTGTATTGTCTGGATTTTCGAATGCGTTATTACCAATAATATTAAAATTAATAAGACTCGTATATTCAACATTCTCTTTGTTATATAAAGAAATATTATTTATGTTATTAAAATTATTGATTGTTTTTAAAATATTTTTAATATTAATAATGTATAAATATTCATCTTTAGATATAGCGCAGTATGTTGCGTTAACGTTGACATTTTCATTCAGAATATTGAACTGTTCTAGAAAATTAATAACTGTAACGGCACCAATTTCGTAGGTGTTTATTTGAGTAATTTTTTTAATATTCTCAAGATAATATTCTGTATTGTCTAAGTCTATATCTCCAATTATTATATTTATATTTCCACCATTATAAAATTCTGGATATTCTAAACCATTAAGAATAAAACTACCTCTAACTAAACTAATATTTTCTGGATCTAGATTACCATGTTTGTCTAGTCCAAGAGTAACGTCGAAAGATTGATCTTTATCAACAAATTTAATTTCAGAATTCATAAATTCAGGATTATTATTTAGATTGATTGAAGGAGCTATATAGAAATAGTAAAACCAATTATCTGAATTATTGTCTAGTCTTAAAATTTCTATTTTTTCATCTCCAATACAATATTTATTTAGCAAGTTTTTAACTATGGAATATTCATAAATTTGTCCATCGATAGATAAATTAATACTATCCTTAGTTTTTTTGTCTTTGATTTTTTGCCAAACCTCAGAATTAGAAACGATTAATTTGTATGGAACTAGAATAGTATTAAAAATAGGTATTGGTTCTCTATATATATAAATTTGATTATCTTCATTGTTTGCTTCTATCTGAAGATTAACAGATATCTCGTTGATATTTGGTAAAACAATACTAGTTTGAGTGGAACATCCATAATCATTGCTAACCGTTAGGTCGTATGTTCCTGGAGTTAATAAATCATTAAATATATATACATAATTATTTTCGTTTATATTATCTAAATATTTAGTTTCTAATGGATGAACATATATCTTTTCTTCTGTAGTAGTATTGGAAAAAATAAAAGAAAATGGACCATATCCATTAACATTACACTCTAGATAAACATAACTATCTAATAATTTAGGAGGTAATGTTCTAGTAACAGAAAACACAATTCTACTATCTTTAATTTCAATTGTTCGTGGCCAACGATAAGAACATCCAGCGCTATCAGATAATAATACTGTATATTCTCCATGAACTATATCGTTAAATCTTATATTATTTGTTTCTGTTGTTGTAGATTGAGAATCAATTGAGCAAAAATAGGGTGGGGTTCCACCACTTATTTCAAGATATATATAGCCATTATTATTTTCACACGCATATTCTGAATATTTTAATTCTGTTATGGATAACTCTGGAGGAGATGTTATAGTTACAGAGTATACGTCTCCTTCAGCATCTGATGATGTGCTTACAACTTTGAATGTGTATGTGCCGTTAGATAAATTTGTTGCTATAAATCCATCATTAGATATAAAAGAGCTTTCAGAAAAATTGCCACCCCATTGTATGACATAGTTTTCATAAGCGCTTGTTTCGGACTCATCGAATTCTATATTTTCAATAAATATACTAGCAATATTATTATCAAAACAAGTATTGTTGATTGTCGAATATATTATTTCCATACATTATCCACATTTAATAAAGGTTTTATTCCTACTATATGAATATGTAGAAATAGTTTTATTTTCTTCTTTAACTAACCATCCATTATATTTACTGGAAGAAAGTGTAAATTGCCTATCAACACAATTTATAATTTCTGCAATTTTTGATTGATCACATCCTTGTAATGTTCCTCTAACCGTAACAGTAGCTTCTTGAGGTTTGTCTCCAATATAATGTATTATAGATCGTAAATTATTTGGCACAATAAATTCTTGATGTCTAACAGATGGCAATTTTTCATCTATCGTTGTTTCTATTGCTGCTACTCCTAATGTTTTACACGTTGGTATATCCGCATATTCTGCGTTAAATGTAATTTCTCCAGCAACAACAGATGTTGATATACTGCTAGATATTCTTTGATAACAAACTTCTTCTGTGTCATCTTCTTCGCAAGTTGAGTTTGGAGTTGGTCTTGGTTTGTTTCGCTCTCCTGTTGGATTTGGCGATAATTCAGGCCAATTACCATTGATAATTTTTGGTAATATTTTACCCAAAGCAACATTAGCATTAGCTAATCTTTCTCCGGGTCCAATTTTATTGCCTAAAAAATTCAGAGTTGCCGGAGATAATCCTTTGATCGTTCCGCTAATTGTTCTAGTTTTTTTAGGCGTTTCTGATTCTAAAGACACTTTATCATCTGTATTAAGATCCACCCATGCGCTTGGAGCACAGCTCCCAGAGGACATATATAGATCAAATTTCCAAATAGCGGCCCCAGAATCATTTATTTCGAAAGTTTTTGTATCTATCCATTTTTGCCAACCAGAATAATTAGCTAGCGGATTTGTTGCTGCTTCTGGGCCACTAAATATAAAACTCATTAAATTAGCGGCTCTTTCTTCTATAAGAGCAATAGCCTGCTTCATGCCATCATATTCGGGAACACCACAGATATTTCTACCATAGCATGTAACGTTGATTTCTCCTTGTGCTTTAACATATGATTTTGATAAACCCAATTCGGAATCTACTAGTCCCAAGTTATCAGAATTTCCTTCAAAAGATAATTTTTCAAAATATGCTTTGATAAATCTTGCGTTTTTTTCACTTAAATTATTTCGAGTTAAAAATTCAGGATCTGGATTAACAGCCGGACCATCGCCTAATGCTTCTATCGCTATAACAATAGAATAAGTTGCTACGAATGGCTGGTCAGATTGGGATAATTCTACAGATCGTACTCGGCCAGCTCCTGATAAAAAGTCACTAGTTCCTTGACAGCCTATTGTTACCATTACGCAGTCCTGGGTGGATTGTAGAGCGCCGATGGTACTCATCTGTGTTACAATATCTTCTCCAACAATAGTTCCATCTAAATTTACAATTAATACTCCACCTATAATATATTCTCCGCTTTTATTATATTCGTACGACGTACTTACGAACGGAGCTGGCTTTAAATTTGTATTTCCTATTTTAACCGAACTGGGGGTGATTGTTGCCATTATAAGCACTCTATAAAGTTTTGTCGAATAGTATAGCTATTTCTAGTTTCTGTGGTGGTATTTTCTATTAGTAGTGCTTTTGCTGGAACATATTGGTTTATTGCTATTGCTAGTCCATCGTTTGTTGTGCATTTTGTTTTATTGCCACAATTATCTTCTGGATATGATGTTGCCACAGTAATATTAACTTTTTTTGCTGATTTACAATTTAAATTTTGTATAAGGGTGCCTCTTCCTGGTAAAATATGCTCGACATATTGAGGTTGTGGTTCGATAATTTCTACTGTTGTTTCTGTTTTGATTCCATCTTTTATACATGTACCTCCGCTACTATCTTGAGTTGTTGACCATTCAAAATTAAAGTTGATTACTCCATCTGTTCTAGATACTGATATTGTGCCAGAGGATGGTTTTATATAATTCGAGTCCTCATTACCACCATCTTCTGGTTTGTTTTCGCATCTGCCTATATTAGTGTTGCTTGTTGGTGGACAATTTGGTTTTTCATTAAGTTCTAATGTTTGACCAGCCCAACTATTTAAATCTTCATATTTTCCCCTTACTTTTGTAAAAGTTCCCATAGCATTAGCCAATTTTGAAACAGAGCATGTTGATACCAGAGTAACTAAGTCTCCCCAATCTACATTAACAAGACCCGTTACGGTTCCAGATGTAACATATGTTATATCTTTAGATTCGTATGTTCGATTATATGAAAAAATTAAATCGACCAATGCTGTTCCGGTAGATGTTGGTGGTAATAAAATCATATCACAACTAAAACTTATAGATCCATCGTTATCTATTTCTATAGATCTAGACTGTAAATATTTTTTATACGCTCCATACAGTGTTATTAATTTTGAATTTGAAATACCGTATTTAACAAGTCTTTTCAAAACACTGATAGTAGTATTTGTTGATCCGCAATATGTTTCGCACTTTAAACTAATACTATTAGAAAATCTTATAAATGCTTTTGACACTCCATTAACTTCATCATAAACATATCCGTGAGAATCTTCCCCTATGGTAATTGATTCTTTTCTACTAAGTTCAACCACACCATCAGCGGCTGTTATTCCAAAGCTATTTGATGGTATAGAAGATATTAATCCTCTTAGTTCTATACTATAAGCGCCCTGGTTTACCCATGATGGATCAGGACCTTGGTCTATGGTAACATTTGTAATCCTCGCTTTGTCACCTAGTGGATTAAAATTTGGTATACCAGTAGTAACCACACACTTTGGTGACGATCCTAATTTTCTGATTAATGCTAGTCTGGACATGACTACGCTTCCGGTTTTCGAGCCGTCTTGATCCGAAACAGATACAATTCCTGTTATTTTAGCAATTATATTTCCTCCGATGATTTCTCCGGAGTCTGATGTATAGTATTCAAATGATATATTAGATGTTGGAGCATATTGTTCCTCATCTAATACCAATGATCCTATTGTAATTGACATAATTATGTATTAAGTGTTGATGCTGTAATTTTAATCCAATTATCATTGCCGCCATGAGCTAGTGTTATGTTATATAGAGAGGATAACGTTTCAAATGCGGATCCTGCTCCTGATTTTCTAATTTCTATAGTATTAACAGATGACATATTAGCTATAGTAAATTTTTTACCTAAATATAAGCCCGTGCCATTTGGTAGATAAACAATAGAAGATCCTGTTGGATATAAAAATTGATACTCGGCGTCTGTGTGTGTTAACTGTCTGGGTGATACAAAAGTTCCGGACGATGCTAAATTATTATATTCTACTTGATTATTTTGATACAATAATGATTGAACACTTCCACTACCAGAAACGGAAATCATAGAGGGTAATATTAATTGATCGGTACTAAAAGATGTAAAGTCACCGGTTGCATATGTTCCATCAAAATCTATATCTATTACTTTTGAGATGCTATTACGAACAATAAAATCTCCCTCATCACTAACTTCCATTGTGCCGCTGTTCCAAACGCCTGTTCCAATACTAACTACATCATTAATAACAAAAAGTTTCGCGTTATTTCCGGAAGTCCCACTACCAACAACGATCTTATCTAGATATCCAGTTTTAGCTATAAGATCTTCAACATATGTTGTATTTGGTTGAATTCCAGTTATATTTTGTCCAAAAATAAATACATTATCATATCCTCCATCGTTATTATACCCACCAAAGATTACATTAAAATCCCCACTTGAAACATTAGCAAAACCATTTATTGTGGTATAATCGCCGGTCGAGTTATTTACTGCTCCAGCTATAATAGAACTATGTATTCCACTAATACTATTATTTGCTCCACCTAATATACAGCTCCATGTGCCACTACTACCTATAGTATTAGATTGACCACCACCAATAAAACTTTCTTGAGCATTATTAATATTTTGGCTTCCACCAATTATGGAAGAGAAAGATCCCGCTGTTCTATTGTTATATCCGCCACCTAAAAAGCTATAAGTTCCTGATGCTACACTAAGAGCAGATGATCGTCCTCTTTGTAGATCAACCGCATAAGATCCTCTAAGATTACCAGAAGGATCTAATTGAAAAGCATTAGTTCCACTAGGAACTAGTATTAGGTTACCGCTTGTGGAACTTAATGTATTTCCATCCAATTTTAGATTATCCACAGATATACTACCATAAACTATCAATCCAGAATCCACAACAAAATCTGATGATGTTTTAACAACAACTCCGGTGTTGCTAACATTGATATAATTACTAGCATCAGTATAAAGGCTTATAATATTATTACCAGAAAAAGATGCTAAACTATTATTAGAAAGTAGTATATTGTTAATTCCAGAAACTTTTGTATTAGCGCCGATAACAATATTATTATTGCCAGACGATACTATGTTATTGCCAAAAACTAATCCGCCAGATCCGTATATTTGATTGAGGTATCCGGCCATAAATCCGGTGTTAGAAATTGAGCCATAGTTTCCTATACCAAAAGCCACAAGAGAACCATCGTTCGCGGTTGCTAACAAAGAATTATTTTTACCAACAGCAACAGAGTTGTTTGCTGTAACGAGATTAGATTCTCCTAAACCAACAGAGTAGTCACCGTGCGCTCCGTTAAGATAACCACAAGTAACCGAGTACAAACCACTATTAGCATTACCGATACCTATTGCGGTAACATAATCTTCATTGACTTCGTTATTATTGCCAATTATAACTACTCCAAAATTACCACTACTTAAGCATGTGTTATTTATACCAAATATGCTCATGTTCGATCCTGAACATACTATGTCATCTCCAAAAAGAATATTATTTGTACCACTAGTAACTATTGATTTTCCAAAAATAAAGTTTCCAGAACTTATAACAGTATTATCGT